CTCAATCGCGATCACACCCGCGAGTACGACTGGTCGTCGTTCGATGGCGATGAGATGAGCGCCTTGGGCAGCTTGGCGCGGACGATGGGGTTCGGTGAAGCGTGGCGGCCGATGGTGATCGTCAAGCGGGACTTGTCCGATGAACGACTCATCGCCGCGGCCCAGTGGCTCTTGGAGCATCAACGGTTCCCGCTCGACAAAGAGCCGCACCACGCGTTGGTCTGTCGGGCCCTCACGTGGACCGACCAGCATACCCCGCACGAGACGCAAGAGGCGCTCATGCGGATCGCCGAGCGCCGGCGGCGCCAGAGCACACGATCGCCCCGCGCCGGCCAGTAGGCGGCCATCGCTCTCATGAGCCGCCAGAACGGGCATCGGCCATCCGCCGACATCATCGAGGCCAACCGGCGCTACAACGCGGGCTTTGATGATAATCCGGACCCCGAGGAGCTGCTCCCCGGTTGGCCCGAGCCGTTAGCGAAACCGGCCTTCCGTGAGTTGGCGGGCACCGTGGTCGAGACGATCTTGCCGCACTCGGAGGCGGACCCCGCGGCGATCCTGCTCCACTTTTTGGTCCTCGCCGGTGCGATCATCGGCCGTCGGCGCTTCATGCCGATCGAAGGCTCGCGCCACTGCCCCAACATGTTCTTGCTGATCGTCGGGGACACGTCGAGCGGACGCAAAGGCACGGCCTACAGTCAGGTCCGGCGGATCATGAGCGAGGCGTTCCCCGACTTCATGCGAAAGAACGTCGCGATGGGGCTGGCCTCAGGCGAAGGGTTGATCAACGCCGTGCGCGATTCGACACAGGATGACGTCGGGATCGTGGACAAGCGATTGGTCTGCGTGGAGACCGAGTTCGCTTCAGTCCTCCGCGCGCTCGACCGCGACGGCAATACGCTGAGTGCTCGGCTCCGCCAGGCGTTCGACTCGGGCGATCTCCGCACATTGACGAAGGCGACCCCGCTCGTAGCCAGCGACGCGCACATCGCGTTGATCGGTCACATCACGCCGAGCGAGTTGGGGTTCCGGTTGCAGAAGACGGAAATCTCGAACGGCCTCCTGAACCGGTTTCTCCTCGCGTGCAGCCGGCGCTCGAAGAAGCGACCGGAGGGCGGCGTCGTCCCCGAGCACCAGGTCCATGACTTGGGAGCGGTCGTCCGCGAGATCCTGAACACGAGCGCCATGCAGTACCTGCAACTCGAACGCGATGCGCAGGCGAAAGCGCTCTGGCAGACCGTCTACGATGAACTGACGGATGGATATGCGGGCGAACTCGGGGAGGTATTGAGCCGGGCCACGGCGCTCGTCACGCGGCTCTCCCTCATCTATGCCACCCTTGACCGCGGGCTCGCCATCCAGTCCGAACATCTCCAAGCCGCGTTAGCTGTATGGCACTACGTCGTTCAGTCTGTTCAGTACCTCTTTGGTACTCTAGAGCAGTTAGATAGAAGGGCGGATGAACTGCTGGATGCTATACGAAGTGAAGGGAAAGAAGGGATCAAACGCAGTGAGCTGAGAGATGCGGTGTCCCACCACATCTCGGCGTCGGAAATGGAAGGCGCATTGCGCAGTTTGGAGGCGCGGGGACTGGCCGAGCGGCGAAGCGAAAAAACAAAAGGACGTCCGCTCGAAACGTGGGTCGCGCGCAAAACCGATGAATAGCTGAGGATGCTTGTAAGTATATGTATAGGGCAAAAAGGGCAGAAGGGCAAAAAGGGTCTAAGTCGTTGTCAGATAAGCACATCTTTTTGCCAGCAAAAAGTGGGCGGAAAGTCGGGTACCCCGGGGGGGCATCACCCCTTTTTGCCCACTTATCCGGCTGTTTTCGCCCAAATCGCATCTCATTCACCCGGAACAGCTTACGACCTTTTTGCTCATTTGCCCTTTTTGCCCCTGTATACAAATACACTCTACTGTCTGTTTACGGGGCCGTTTGACGTGCGATTCGGCTCTCTGTTCGCCGGCAGTGGACCGATTGCACTGTCTGGGCAACGCTGTTGTCCCAGCGCAAGCGGCGCGCGCGTGGGAAGTCCTCATGAATCGCATCGGTCATTCACCATGAGCATCACCATCCATGCGGGGGACTGTCGGACCGTCCTCCCATCCTTGCCATCGGGATCGGTGCGATGCTGCGTGACGAGCCCGCCGTATCTCTGGCTCCGCGACTACGGCGTCGACGGGCAGATCGGGTTGGAGGACAGCGCTACCCTCACCAGCACGGAGGACCCACCGCATGCCACGTAGTTGGGATGACGTCGAACGACAAGCGGAGTCTGGACCCCGAGGGATGTTTCATCTCTTGGCCTGGGGGATCGTCGCCTTGTTCGTGCTGGGAATGCTCGTGTGGTTCCTCGGGAGCGTCTGCAGTGTGGCCGAGAACACGCGCCAGACGGCGATGCAGCAGTTCTCCCCATCCGCCTTGCTCGGCAAATACGAGTGGTTCAAGGACGCGCACGCGGCACTCGATGCGAAGCGCGCGAACCTCCAAGTCTATGAACAGCGTCTCGCGGGACTCGAAAGGAGCTACGGACCGAACCGCGGCAAGTGGCCGGCCGATGAGCGCGAGCGCGCGGGAATTTGGGAGAGCGAGCAGGCGGGGATCGCCGCCTCGTACAATCTCCTCGCGGCCGACTACAACAGCGCGATGAGCAAATTCAACTACAGGTTCACTAACGTGGGAGATCTGCCGGGTGGCGCGACCGAAGTGTTGCCGCGATCCGTCGCCCCGTATACCACCACTGACCGGAGTGAAGCGAAATGAGATCGTACGTGATTGCCCTGCTGTGCGCCCTAACGGCCTGCATTGCACAGCCAGACAGCGCGCCATCGCAGCCGGTGAGTGCTGGCGGCGTTACCCAAGCTGTGGCGAAAGTGACCACGGGGGCTGACGGCCTCACCGCCGAGCAGCGCAACATCCGCGATCGTCTCGCCGAGGACAACAAACCCGGCGCGATCAAGCATCTCTACGTGATCAGCGCATACTCGGGCCAGGTCCTCATCTACTCGACCGTCAGAGGAAAGGTGACCAGTGGCGGGAAGCGCCTCACGCCCACGAGCATCTACGCGGGTTGCACGGGCGGCCAGTACAACGCCGGATGCTGGGGGCAGGACTGGAACGGCAACCGGACCGCCGAAGTGATTCAAGACGATGGCACCTACGGCACGAGCGGCGATTACCTCTACTGGTGGGACACGAGAGGCGTCTACCACCAGCACTACGTCCAGGGAGGGCAGATCGTCCACATCTCCTCAGAGCCATTAAACGTCCCGCACATCGTCTTGAACCTGAACGAGACCAAAGCCGATGCGCACCCGTGAGCCCCCCGTTCAAGGTCGGAAGGACCCCCCAACCTTGCCAGGGGGTATCACCCCCCTACTGACCATCGACGAGGCCGCGATCTATCTGCATATTTCCGTCAAGCAGATGCGGCAGCGATCGGATATTCCCCGGTTGAACCTGAGCGAGCCGGGCGTCCGGAAACCGCAGTGGCGCTATCGGCTCGCGGATTTAGAGCGATTCGCGGCCGACCGCGTAATAAACCCCCACCGACCAGGGGACCGAGAGCATGCGACAGCGCCAGTGGTTCTACCACGGCAGCAAGGCGTGGATGCGCGTCCTACGGAGCGACAAGCGCTCCGTGCGCGTCTCCTGCGAAACGTCAGATCCCCACACCGCTGACGCCATTTGCGAGATGCGGAACGCGCTCCAGAACCGAGGCGAGTTCTCGCTGATCGATGGGCTGACCGACCGCACCATTAGTCCACTGGCCCTGCTGGCCGAGTATCGGCGGGACCCGATGCTGGCCGAGGCCAAAAAGGCGCTTGATGACATCGACCTCGGGCCCTTAGTCGACGAATGGCGCGCATCGCTCTTGAACGATGGACTCGCGTCCGCCGACCGCTACATCGAGCAAGTCCGCCGACTCATCGCGCACGGCGAGGCATTCCCGAGAAGCGCGTTCGCCAAGCAGACGCTCCGACGCCATCTCGACTCACTCGCGGTCACCGGGTCGACGCGGAACCGCCACCGCGCCGCGCTCCGGCAATTCGCCGCGTGGCTCGTGGACCGTGACGTGCTCGACACGAATCCCGTCAACGATGTCCGCTCCTCGACCGAGAACGATCATCGCATGCGGTATCTGACGCCGGCCGAGGTCCAGATGCACAACGCGGCCTTGCCAGACCCATACCGGGCGCTTGAGGCGATTATGGCGGGAACCGGCATGGAGTGGGGGGCGATCGTCAAGGGTCCTCGCACGCCGGGTCTTCGCCGGCGCGACATCGACTTCAAGGCGCGGACCATCCAGGCCCACGGGGGCAAGAATCGCTGGCGGAACCGGAGGTGCCACGTGACCGAGCTCTGGACATGGCCGATCATCCTCGACTACGCGAAGCGGGTCCTGCCCAACCAACTCCTGTTCAGCGACGCCGTCGACTTCCATGATGAAGCGTTGGATCTGCATCACGCGGCGTCGGAAGCGGTACAGTTGGAGCATTCGACGCTGCACGACCACCGACACAGCTACGCCTACGCCACGCTCTCGCGGGGGATGCCGGCCATTCTGGTCGCGCGCCAGTTGGGCCATAAGGATGCGAGTATGGTGAACAAGAACTACGGGGACTTCATCCCGAGAGGGCACGAGTACGAACGGTACCTGAGCGCAGAGAGTGGAACGTGAAACAGCGACCTCTCCGGAGTACGTCGATTCAGGTTCGGCTCAATGAGCAGGAGAAGAAGCTTCTTGACGGCGTGGCCGATAGACAGGGACTTACGACATCGAGTTGGGCACGGTCAGTCTTGTTGCGAGAGGCACGCCGGGATGGCGAAACTGGGCAGACGCGACGGTCTTAAGAACCGTTGACCGGAAGGTCGTGCGGGTTCAAGTCCCGCTCCCGGCATTGGACAATTAAGCGGGGATCAACGTGATTGAATTTGATGAGAGCATCATCGGCATCTGGTTTATGACGACGGACCGCGATCAGGACTTCATGCTCGGACTCAACTCTGAGGGCGACCATTTGCGAATGCGGTACCGGTTCCGGTATTACAACCCAGAGTCCCAGCGATCCCATGACGGGAAGGACAAGAAGAACTGGTTCAGTGCCGTTGTTACCGCCCCACGTGCCGAAGCCATAGCCAAGATGGAAGCGTGCCTAAACCAGTTCGCCTTGGCCGCCCAGCGGATGTTCGAGTCATCGCCCAAGATCTGGTCGTTGGTTCGCGGTGAGTCCGAGACGGTGGGCGACTTCATCGATCGATTCAAGGCAGCGCCATTCGCGAATTTCAAAGAGATGTCGCAGGAGGAAGCGAAGGCCCTGGGCTTGGAGGGATGAACATGGCGGTGGTCCTCGTGCAACTCTTGTGTCCCGACCGGCATTGCATCACGGCCGTTGCCAGCGGTGAGAAATCGCCGGAAGAGATGATCGCGCTGTTCAAGACGATGATCGCGCTGGGGATTGAGCGTCATGCCCTGAATCCCTGGTGCGGGCTCTGTGGCGCGCCGGCCGACACATGGCAGTACGAAGCCACGCGCACGCCGTGGCCCACGATGGAGGAAGCCATGCCCATTCTGCGAACGGGAGAGCAGGGCCAGATCCAGTATGCCCGCGTGCAACGCGAAGCGGGGCTGGCGTACGACAAGGACCCAGGGGCGCAGAACTGATATCCCCCAGTGGTATCCGAAATTGTGTCGTTTTTTGTGTCAAAGCGATGCGCGATGCGGCCCCTGTTTACAGCGTTAAAGCCATCTATGCCGAGCCAATGTGATTCTCCGGGCTACGGCACCCTCTTAAAATCCCCTAGCGGTTGTTGATTGACAACGACTTACACGATCACTGTGACACCCACTGTGACAGGGCATCATTCTGTTTGCTTTCTGTCCATCTGTGTGATACTGTACGCTCAAGGATGGGTGTACCTTCAAGGTAGGTAATACATCGACGTGCGACAGGGGACGCCTTTGAGAGTGATCGCCGTGGAGTTCGAGATCGAACGAGACAATGACCTATCCGCTCTGGCCAACCTGCGGGCGCAGCTCGGTCGCACGGAGTTGGCTGGGACCTACGAGATCAAAGGCGTTGTCAACCGTGGCCGCGTCTGTCGCGAATGCGGGTTCGAGGAGTATGGCTCGACCCAACGACTCGAAGCGAAGGGCGGTCCTGTGGCTACCTTCGTCGCCGCCGACCTATGCAGCGCCTGCGAGAGAGAGGGCACGGCTGCGGGCGACCGGGACGAGGCCATGCGATTGGCTTCTATGGCGGACGAGGATACAAGGGCTCGGGTCCCGCGCCCGCACAATCCGCGGGCGCCCCGACAGAAGAACGCGAGGCGAAAGGCGTGATCCCCGTCCACCAGTCTCCCTCCGACGTTTACATCCTCCCCGCCATCGCGGGCTCGTGGCCACCACCCGTCGATCGCTACGCCTCAGACATCGCCCGCGTCTCGGAGCAGTTGACCGGCGGGTCGCTTTCCCTTCCCATCGATCCAGCGAACATCGAGTGGATGCGAGCGCATATGCGAGGGGAGTACGAGGACCCGCTGTACACTGCCCTGAGCAGGGGACGCCCTTGACGCTGTTCTCCTTTGATCCGGTCACGAGCGCTGGGGATTTCTGGTTGGTCGCCGGCTATGCGATAGGGAGCATCGTCATCGTCGTGGCCGTGATCCTGGCCGTCTCGCATCTCCGGAGACCCGATGCACGACGGTGATGCGGTACTGGCGATCATCGATCTGATGGGCACGCCGTGGGGCATCGCCATCATCCTCGCGGTGGGGCTGTTTATCATCCTGGTCGGGCTACCGTGGCTGGAGCGTCCTGCGCCGCGCCGGTCACGGCGTCGGCATCACTAGGGGGCCTGGCTCATGCGCGTCGTGCTCTTTGGCGGCTATCGAGACGGAGACGAGTGGTTCATCGCGGGACCGCTGGCGCTCCCCGATGGCCAACTCGAGTACGCGCGGACCGTCCCGCTCGGCGGCATGCCATCGGGTTCGACGGGTGACGGCTGGGGTCCTATGCCTACCTGGATCTACGTCCTCACGGATGAAGTCCGGACCATTGACGGGGAGGCGGTACGGGTGATGCGACAGGACCGGAGAGCGGCAGCCGTTGAACCAGAGCGTGCCTCGCGGGAGGCAGAGCCGATGGACGAGGACCCGCTCCACGACCGCCCGCTCTCCGAGAAGCGGCGCGCGGTCGACGCCATGGCCGATCTCGTGGACGAGGCGCTGGTCGGACCGGATCGACGGGCATCGCGAGTGTTGCCCATCGATCCGGCGAGTCCCTTCTTTCGCGCTCCAGCGAGGAAAGCCCGATGAGCGACCTCGAAATCCAGCAGCGGAACTTGGCCTTGAAGACCGACGCCCGGCACTCAGGGTACACGGTGCAGCAGTTGGCCAATTCCTACGAGATGGACGAGGACGAGGTGGTGCGGGTATTGGCTGAGGCGAATATCGTCGTGCATGATCGACGCCAGGTGCTGCCTTCGACTTCTCAACCCGAGCCGGAGACCGACGCCCAAATCGTCGCATCCGGCCGAGACCCGCTCGTCACGCGCAAGGCCGACCGGTCGGTTTCGGGCAAGAAGCCAGTCACGGTCACGCCGCTCGCGCCTGTGGCGTCACACGGCGAGGCCAATGAGGAGGTCGTGAATGCGGCGACCGCCGCCGCTCCGGTGCATACGGTCCCCGCGACGGATCTCGTCTCCGTGCTCGCGAGCGTCCCAGCAGGCACCCGTGATGTGGTCCTTCGGATGCTCCCACCATTCGTCGATCTCTTAGGCTCGCTCTCCTATCCGGAACGGCGGAAGGTGTTGGAGACGATCGCCACCTTGGCGGGGGTGAGCCTGTGAGATGGCTCTACCATCCGCCCCGCGCCCCCAAGACGGGCCGGGATCTCCGCGCGTGGCGGGAACGCTTGGGCTGGACCCAGGCGACATTGGCCATCAAGGCGGGGGTCGTCTCACGCACGGTGTTGCGCGCGGAAGATGGGCGCTTCTCGTCAGAGACGCTCTGGAAACTGCTCGCGGCGCTCAAGGCCGGAGAGGCGGCACTCGAAGTGTCCGACGGTGGCAAGGCATGAAGCCGGGCACCTATTGCTCTCAATGCGGACGGACGGATGTGGAGCTGCGAATGAACCTTGTGGGTCCGGGCCGAGGGGGCCGGGAGTCGGGCCGGCTCGGGAACGGGAAGGTCGTCACCTGGCGGGTGGAGTGGCCCCTCTATCACTGCCAGGGCTGCGATGCGCGCTTGCGTCGTACGGGATTCTACCCCAACTCCACCCCAAGCGACCCTCGCCCGCCCGTCTTCCTTGAGTCGAGCCCGTGGGCGACTATACCACGTGAGACCGAGTCCTAGCGACCTCGCCAGCAAACATCCATATTGGTTCCAATGCCGACAGTATCAAAGGTGAATGGACGGAAGATGCACCCGATGCGACTCCGCATCCCCGAGCTCTGGGAAGAACGCCATCAGACGCCCTATCAAGTTGCAAAGGAATCGGGCGGGCGACTGACTGAGGCGACACTCTACCGGATTACACGAGAGAGAGGGGCCGTCAAGTTCGTAAGCCTCGCCGTCCTGCAAGCGTTAGCGGATGTGCTGCACGTTGAGCCGCAGGAGCTGTTCGAGTATGAGCGGCGGGCGGTCAGGCCGAGGCCGAAACGGGCCGGATGACGAAAGTGAACCGCTACCTCGAACGCTTAAGCGATGACTGTTTCGCCATTGCGAAGCGACTGAACGACATCTCGGCTGACCTGTGGAGCAAGCAGCGCCGCGACGGCCCGGACACCAAGGACGCGCAGCTCGACATCGAACGCCAAGCGCAAGACATCGAAGCCGTCGGCCGAGCGCTGCACAAGGCGGCCATTTCCTACGATGAGGAGCACGCGACATGAAGGTCACGCGACATGAAGGTCACGCGACATGAAGGTCACGCTGGAGAGCACGCCACAGGTCGTGACCCTCGATGGGGTCGCGGCCCGCTTGTGGACGGGCATGACGGAAGGCGGCGTCGCCTGTGAAGCCTTGATTGCCCGTGTCGCGGTGCAGCACCGACTCGATCAGCATGAGTTCGAGGAGCTGTTGTTTCAGGATTTGCTGCCCGCCGCCCCTGCGGTGTCGCGCCCGCCAGGCCTGACGGACGACCTCGAAGCGCGATGGATGGCCTACGCCGAGACCCACGGGCGTATTCCGATGGACATTCGGGCCGACGGCGTCATCTGGTACGCCGTGTTGGGAAATCTCCACCTCGCCCTCCGGCATCCGGGGCAGCAGGGCAATCGGTCCGCCGAGGTCGCGCGCGCGTTCATGCGCCAGACCATCGCTCGGCTGTCCGAGCAAGATGCCGAGGGGGGCGCCGTGCTCACCGAGATGTTCGGCGACGTCTTGGACGATGCGTGACGATCCGCAAATTCCGTTCGTTCCCTTGGGCGAGATCTGCGCCGCCATCCGTCAGCACCTCATGCAGGTCTCGATCATCGACTCGTGGGACCCCTTCATGGAGCCCTACCCCCGTGTTCCAGATCATCCAGCCCGCCCCTCCGGCCACCCCCGCCATGCGACTCCGCGATCTCCGCTCCGGCCTGCGCGGGTACCTGATCCTCGCGGACAAAGAGGCGACTGACGCCTGGGCGATGAAAGGGCCGGGCCGATGCTTGAGTATCCGGGATGTCTTGAAGGACTTCGTCCGGTACGTCGAGGAGCACGAGATGCGATTAGGGGAACTGACGGAGATGCTCGAATCGTCCGGGTCGGGGGTCCCATCTCCTGGTGGTGGGGCGGAGTGTTGTTCACGCTGGTGGAAGCTTCGCAGGCGGTTCGCATGAAGCCCATGACGATGCTCGACTTTGCGGGCGCGTCCTGCGGCAATCCATCCTGCCGAGACCCGAACTGCGCCGAACTGGTGTTGCACTCGAAGTGCCATCCCCGCTCCCCGACCTGGGCGAGCGTGGACAAGGGACGGAGTGTGCTCATCCTCTCCTGCTGCGTGTGCGACAAGGTCGTCGCTGAAATCGCCATCCGGCGGGCTGGCCAGTGATCACCGAGCGCGAGTGGCGCTGGAAATACCAAGGTCTGTGGGACGTCCTCTTCCCCGCCTGGGGCAAGAAGAAAGCAGTGATCGCCTACTACCCCACAAGGCAGCAGTACCACATCGCGGTCGTCGGCTTGAACTTCGCTCCGGCGTGGATGACATCAGTAGAAATGGGGAAGTGGTTGGAGATCCACGAAGGCAAGCGAGTGCACCGGTAGATGGACAACGTCTGGTTCGAGATTCTCCTGGCACGAGGGATCGCGATGGGGTGGCGGATGCGCGAGGCCGAGGAAATGCCGTCCCGTGTGATCGATGCCTTGTGCGATATCCTCGCCGACGCGATGGACGCGTCCGGGTTCCCGCGTCCGAAGTGTGATTATCCGATCACGCGCGCCGAGGTGGCCCGAGCGCGGTATCGGGTCGAGACCACGGGGGACCGGATGGCCTGGTTCCGGATGGAGGATTACGAGCGCGAGACGGAGGCACCATGACGGGACCCGAACAGCAGGCTCGCGCCCTGCAACGCGTCGTGCACAAGATCGCGTTGCCCGATGACATCGTGAATGACGCCGAGTCCACCAAGGTGGAGTTACCGGAGGATGCCGAGATCATCCACTTCGGCTTCCAGCGTGCCACGTTCTGCATCTGGTACGTGACGCAGCGCGTACCATCCGGGCGCCTCAAGCGCGTGCGGTTCGTGCTCAGAGGGACGGGTCATCCGCTCCCACTCGAAACGGTCGACTTGTATCAGCATGTAGGCTCGTGCTTCACGGACCAAGTCGGGACCTATGTGTTCCACCTCTTCCGACTGGATGAGGTCTGAGATGCCGACGCCCGAGGGCTTGGACCCGGTCGACCTCCCCGAGGAGTTCTTTCAGCGGCAGACGCTGGGCGCGTTGGCCAAGGCACTCACGGATCTCGTACGACAAGGCTATGCTGTCGACATGCCGGTCAAGATCGGCATCGTGACGCCAGGCGCACGCGATGGCCAGTTGTATGTCGCGCACATGGCGGTGACGGTTGGGAGGAGTGAAGAGGATCAACGTCGCGTCCTCCAGCTTCTCATCCCGCCGCCGCCCGGGTACACGCCGCCGCCTCGGCAACCGCAGAACTGATGACCGTCCTCTCCTGGCGCCCCCTCGGGACCTGGCCCGGCGCGCAACGGAACCCCGGTGATCGCCGCTTTGGGCATTTCCGGGTCGACTACGACAAGATCATCCGGGACTTGGCCTACGAGCTCGGGATGGTCGATGTCGACGTCGCGGTCGTCGAAGTCGACTGTCCCCCGCACGGCTTTTCACGCTATGGATCGCCGCTGGTCGACCGGGTGCAGGGGCCGGGGGTCGTCCTCTCGTTCACGCATCCCGAGCGGGGCCCCATCCGCATCGGCGCCGATCTCTACACGGACTTTCGGGACAACCTCCGGGGCTTGACGCTCTCGCTCGAAGCGCTGCGGGCCGTCAACCGCCACGGCATCGCGTCCCATGGCGAGCAGTACACGGGGTTCGCGCGACTGGGAAGCGGGGACAACAAGCCCATAGGCATGACGGTCGAGCAGGCGGCGATCGCGCTCGTCCCCGAAGGGTGGAACCCTGAGATGCTCATCCGCGACAAGGAACTGGCGAAGATGGCGGCCGACCGGGCGCGGAATGCCTCCCATCCCGATCGCGGGGGATCGAATGAACGGTTCCAAGAAGTGGAACAGGCGAGGCGAGTCTTGTTCACCCATCACCGGTTGCCGGTATGACCCGAGAAGAACTGGGGGAGTACATCCGTCGCATCTGTCACCAGATCGACACCGTCATGGCCCACGATGCGCCGGAACTCCATTTCATTGGCATGGTCTGGGGGTTCGATGACACGGACCAACAACTGGTGGGACGTATCTCGACGGTCGAACCGGATGACATCGCCGACGCATTGGCGCTCTTGGCGAATCCGGGCACGCAGTTGGCGCCCACCGAGAGTGTGCGACGGGATACGCCGGACAACCGGAACTGAACGGGGCTTCGCTGATGAGTGACGAACGCGTGGTGGATCAACGCCGAACCGACCTCTGGCTCTGGCGGCATGGGCAGGGAGAACGCGGAAACCGAGCGTCCCTCCTCCGTTTGCTCGCGCGGATGCACCTCGGTCCCGACGTGACTGACGACGAGGTGGATCTCGCACTGGAGATGGCGGGCGATCCACCCGATTGGCTCGCCATCCGCGCGCTGTCGGATGGACGGTTCGCGGGTGTGATGCCCCAGTTGTTCGGCGGAGGCAAGCTTGGCGTGAATCACTTCCCTGGCCACCCCCTTGCCGACGCGGACATCTTCGCCGCTACGTGGGACTACGAACGGGCGATCGATGCCATAGCGGCCCTCAATGCGTGGGAGCCGGATGCTGACCATCCGGAGCCCGCAGGCTACAGCAGGCGGTGCGGGATATGACGGATGTGAGGGCGTTGATGAACAAGCGCGCCAGACTTCGGAACCGGGTCAGAGAGATTCGCGAACTGCGCGTCATGACGCAGGAAGAACTGGCCAGGGCCAGCGGAGTGGGTGTCGCAACTATCTCGCGCTATGAACGGCAACTGGTCAAGCAATACGATGGCGATGTGCTGATCGCTCTCGGGAAGGCCCTCGAGTGGGAGGCCACGCAGTTGTTGTTCGTTTCGACGACAAAGAATTGACTATGCCACGAGAAAATCGGGACCAGCCGTTCGTCATTCGCCTCACCGTATCAGAGAAGAAACGTATCGACCAGGCCGCGTGGGAAGCACATCTCGACATGAGCACCTGGGCGCGGAACCTGTTGCTCAAAGAGATCGATCGCCTGTTGTCGCGGAAGCGGGATCGCTAGCCGATGGGCTTCTACCTCGACTGTCACCGAGACTTCGACAAGGCCGAGATGCTCATCCTGGCCTTGGATGCGAAAGAAGTCAGCGAGCCCGATCGGGAACTCTGGCAGGCGATCCCCCAGGATTACTGCGCCGTCTGCGTGGTCGAATACGACACCCACGATGCCGCAGGGATAGTGTTCGATGAGCGAGAACTCAACCACACCAAGCGCAGCGTCGGCGGGGGCCAACGACCGTGCCGGTGGCTCTTGATCCGGAAGGATCTCGCGGCGTTGAACTGTCCAGCGTATGCGGACTGGCTGGCGAAAGGACCGCCACCCTCCTTGCAACGGGAGAAGTGAGTGACGGACATAGACTATGGCTTCTCGCGCATCGTGCGCGTGAGGCCGGCCTTTCACAAGGTTCACGCAAATCCCCGGCAAGACTACGGCGTCGGCTGTTGCGAAGTAATCTTCGTTCTCCGGGGCCCGCTGGGTGCCATCTCCTGGCAAGTCTTCACCGGGTGGCATCTGGACGAGACGTGGGAGTGGTGGGAGATGCGACGGCATACCATCGGCGACACGATGTTCGGGTGGCCACTTCCGGTGGAGCGACCGAAAGGCGGTGTCCTCGCGCTGCACGCCTCGGCCTACTCACCCGAGCATGCGTATCGCGGGCCAGAGGAAGCATGCGAGTGGCTCGGTGGCCCATGCTGGAGCGAAATCATCAGCTATCTCGCTGGGGACAAATTGATGCCGCGACTGATCACGGATGGCGATGAAGCGGTGTGGATTGAACTGCGGACGTTGTACGATCGGCATCTCGCCGAGATAGCCTAGCCCCATGACCGAAACATCATCGGAGTTGCGAGAGTGGGACGATCGACGAACTGATCGAGGAGCTGCGGCGGATGAAGAGGGCCGGCGTCCACGGCGACAGTCGCGTGGGGATTGGCGCGCGCGCAGCATTTCGTGGCGTTGGGGAAACCGGGGTGCTCGTGCGGACGTGGTTCATGCTCGTCGCGGCGGCCAATGGTCAAGTCATGATCTTGCCCGAAGACATCGCGCGTGACATCACGGCGATGCGGAAGGACGGACATGCGAATTGATCCTATCTGTCCCTTGTGCCAGGAGCGGGTCGCGTACGAAGATGCCGCCGACCGCTATGGCATCGGCGCCTTGCGCCACCGGAACTGCGACATCCGCGCCGTCTTGGGTTCTGTCGCCCACTTCTGGTACCGCTGTTCCTGCTATGTCCAATGATCGAAAGAACACAACCCGCCAGGGATGACGAGACGAGAAGCGGCTGATGCGGCGGCGGCGCTCTGGATGAGACCTGAGGGACGACCGGATGGACCGCCTCGGCTGAGAGACCGATGAGACTCGTGCGCGGTCTCAAGCGGGCGTGTCTCGCATTCGTGGCCATCAATGGCATCTTCGCCGTGCACGAGACGGGGCATCTCCTCGCCGCGCGCTGGGCCCGCGTCACCGTGCGCGGCTTTTCCCTCGGGATCGGCCCCGCGATCCTGCATCGGACGATCGGCGGCACGGCGTACGCCGTACGGGCGATCCCGTTGGGCGCCTATGTCGATCTCGCCACCGGCCCGGAGACCGTCATCATCGGGTCGCTCGATCGCGTATCGCCGTGGGCTCAGGCCGGCATCTTCGCGGCGGGGCCTCTCGTCAATATCGTGTTCGGGCTCGTCGTCATTCTGCTGCTGCACCCCCATCTCGATTCTCTCGATGCTAGCCCCGCGAGTAGCGCGCGCATTCTCGGGCCCATCGGCGTGCTCGGTGCCTTGGCGCGCAACATGGGTCGGGATTGGCGGTCGGCGACTGTGGCGGCGGGGGTCCTCTCCGTCGACATCGGTCTCAGCAATCTCATCCCGCTCCCGCCCTTGGATGGGGGGAAGATCCTGTGGCTCGGCGTGAAGCACGTCTTTCGCGTGGGGCCAAAAGTAGAGCTCTGGGTGATACTCATCACCACCGCCCTCTTGCTCCTTGTTGTCATTGAGACCGTGGTCGCCGATCTCCGTCGCCAACTGGCGCAACGCCGGGCGACTCCCACCCACGACTATTCGGTGACCCCGATGCTCGTCCCCTGTGAGTGCGGGCATTTTACCTACCGCGGGTTTCCCCGCTGTGAATACTGCGGCGGCGTGAACTTCGCGTACCGCCCGCCACGCGAAGCGGAGAAGATCAACGAGGCGATCGTCCAGTACTTCGGACAGCCGATGAAAGTCCGCTGCGACCGCGAGTGCAACAAGGCGTGGGGGATGCACACGCGTCCGACCGAGAACGGCGCGTGGCTGTCGGACACAGAGCTAGGTGAGGCGCCAGCCGATCCCGGCACGTACGAGGGCGATTCCGGCAAGCCGCTCTCACCGGATGCCTTCCCCACCAAGTGGTGCGTGCGAGAGTGCGAGCGATGCGCCTCCTCCCATCTTGGCGAATCGGGATTGCCGCTTGCCCTGCCCGACCTTTCGCGCCGGCATCCCTGGCCCTGAACTGGCGGGATCGGCGTGATCCCGATAGACTGATCCCTTGAAGGGTCCGCGCGCCCCCTTCGCTTAGTCGTTGGTGATGGCCACCCCGATCCAACCGGACCAGTCTCACCCGCTCTCCCTCGAGGAGCTGCGGAAGAAGCGCGCCAGCTCCGTCGACTGGGGCCAGTTGCCCCCGCTCGCCACCAGCCTCGAAGTCTCGGATCGCGGTCCGCAGACCGTCTTCTTCCGGAAGCGGTCGCGGCTGGAGATGGACTCCGCCGAGCAGATGGTCGCCATCACGCCGCAGGAGCTCTTCCAGGCCAATGTCTACGTCCAGGCGGCCTGGTACGGCCTACAGTGCTTGGGATTTGCTCCGTTGCCGGTGCCGGGGATGCCGGGACAGACGAATGGATCATCGGGACCGTCCTCCAGCACACCGAATCCCGCCTAGATGCCGCGCAAAATCGTGCCATCTGGGGTGCCGAACGTCACCGTCAAGGTGTCCCCGGGCGGGTCTGAAGACAAACCCGAACCCAAACCCGAAGAGTCCGGGGACGAGGAGCAGCGCCAGGCGGCCGAAGACATCGCCCTCGCACATGAAGAGGCGGCCCGGGGCTCGGTCGGGTGGATCTCGCGGGTCAACGCCACGGGGCAGAAGGCGTATGCGGGCGAGGCGCCCTCGCACCGCATCACGCAGAAGTTCCTGGCCGAGAACTACGGGGGCGGGACGTTCGAGATCGAGCATCGTCGCCCGCGCGAAAAAGGCGGCGGCACCGTGCGCGACTCGGTCGACACGATTCGCGTCGACGACACGATCCCCCCCCGCGTGCCCGCTTGGGTCGCCGTCGAGAAGCCGGTCGCCCCGAGCCCCAACGGCGTGCCGTCGCCCTCCACGCAGTCGATGAACGATGTCCTCACGACCGGCGTCCTCACCGTCGTCAAATCGATGCAGGATGCGTCGACGACGAACGCGCAGTTGACCCAGGCGGCCATCGAGCGCTTGCGCGAGCCCAAAGCGGAAGGACTCACGGTCGAGAAACTGGCCGCCGTCGCCGTCCCGTTCATGAGCGGGCTCGCAGCCATCGCGACCGCGATCATCAACCGACCGGTCCCAGCGCCCCCCGACCCCACCGCGATCGCGGTGGCCATCGCCACGTTGACCAAGCAGAAAGACCCGGCCGAGCTGATAGCCGCCCTGGCCCCGATTCTCCGACCGCCCCCGGGCCCGCCCGCCGATGTCACGCAGCTCGGCGGCATGATCGCCGCGCTCAAGGGTCTCGTCGATCTCAAGGACTCGCTCTCCCCAGGGAACGGATCAGACACCGGCAATCCGTGGGTGGACTTAGGGAGAGACGTGGCCAAAGCCTTACCAGAAGTCGCCTCAGTCGCCAAAGCCGCGATGGCACAACGGGCCGCGAATGCCGCGCCCCGGCCGACAGGCGAGACGCTGGTGCCGGCCAACGGAGCAGGTGGCACCCAGGTCCCTCCGGAGGAGCGTCGCGCTCTCCTGACGCCTGCTGCGGGAGAACCGCTAGGACCGCCGCGTGTCGCCGCGCCGTCCTCCGTTGTGGTACAACCGCCAGCCCCCGACGTGAACGGAGCCCAGACCGAGGAAGCGATGCTCCGCGTTTTCTTGAAGGGCATCTCGGATGAGATGCTCCAGCACGCCAAAGCGAACCGGCAACCGGTCCGGATCGCCCAGGCGTTCTTGGATCTGCATGAGCAGTACATCGAGCAGATCGCCTGGTGGGTGGAACAGCCGAATTGCGTCGAGAACTTCATGAAAGACTTCCCCGAGTGGCGAGAGCATAAAGCCTGGCTCGAGGAGTTCATCCAGACGATCGACAAGGAGACGCATGAGGCGCCCCAGCCATGAAAATCGCGCTCATGATCGACATCTCGCCGACGACGAACGGACCATCGAGATGCACCCATGGTCTGAGCGGAGAGGACTTCGGGCATCCCTGGATTCGGGTGCGGTTCGCCCGAGCGGATAGCACGGGGCGACTGTCCTATGTCGACATCACGTGCGAACGATGCTCGATGACGCTCCCCTGTCTCGTCTTCGACGTCCCACAAGTCTTCGACATGGGTGGGTCCGCCATCCCGTGGCTCGAACAGGATAAGGCCCGGATGGCGGATCTCAAGCGGCAGATCGAGCAGTTGCAATCAGCACGGCGGGAACTCAAGACATTGGCGGCGCAAGAGGCAACCGAACCATGAGGATTCACTGATGACCGAGAAGCTGACGTACGTGTACGTGGTCGTCGACCGATCCGGGTCGATGGGGTCGATCCGACGCGCTGCGTGGAGCGGGATCAACGAAGTGATCGGCGCCATCCAGTCCAATGCGGCGGCCGCCGGCGGGACGACAATCGCCTCCGTCATCCAATTCGACTCTCCCGAGTATGGCCCCGTCGAGTGGCTCTACGATCACGTGGACGCCGTGAGCTTGCAGCCGATCGCGGAGGCCGCCTACGCCCCGCGGGGCTCCACCGCGCTTTATGACGCGCTCAAGGCCGTGTTGGTCAAAGGTGAGTCGCAGCGCACGACTGACGATACGGGATTCTTGGTTACGGTCATCTCGGACGGCGAAGAGAACGCCTCTACCGAGATCGATGGCAAAACAATCAAGGCCGAGATCGCACGATTAGAGGCGACCAAGAAGTGGACCTTCGCCTACATGCTGGCGAACGTGAAGATCGGGGATGTCCAACGGGATCTCGGTGCCCAGTTGGGGAGCACCCGGAACTTCGCGGCGACGCAAATCGGCACGGCCACGGCGTCACACGCGATGGCGGACGCGGTCGGGACCTACATGTCGTCCACGCGATCGTCGGGGCAGACCTCGTCGGATTCGTTCTACGATGATGCCGAGGCCGAGCGGGAAAAACGGGCATCGCAGGCGGCGAAGGACCCGAAGCCGTTGGACGCCATCTCGCGCGTCATCGGCCGGAGAGACGCCAAGCCGTGACCGCCCGCTTCTCCGTCTCCGTCGAGGTCGAGGACGAGCCCGCCCAGGCGATGATGCGGGTGCTCGTCAAACTTCTGAGTTTCGATCAGACCGACGGCGGGCTCAAGCCGCCCGGCATCCGCGTCATCGGACTCCAGTACGCGCCGGATTTCTCGCCGAGCTACCCCGGTCTCGTCGGTCCCGGAGCCATCGTCTCGTCGAACTTCGGTCCCTCGCCGCTCGATGAGCAGAACCGGCTCATGGCCGAGTTTCTGGAAGTGGCGAAGAAGCAACTGAAACAGCAAAAGGGAGACGATGAGGACTGGAAGGGGGACGACGCATGATCGCTCGGTTCTCTCTCACCGTGGAGGTCGAGGCGGATTCTCCATCGCACGCCATCGGTCTCGCGCTCTCGACGATCGAGCAGGAGAAGCGCTGGGCGATCCGGGTGACGGGGATTCTCTACCCATCGGTTCGCGAGGAGAGCCCGGATGCGACCCGCCTCATGGCCGAATACCTCGACGTCGCGAAAAAGCAGTTACGGAACTTGAACGAGGATGAAGACTGGAAGGGCGGGGAGGGCGAACCCTAGCGCCATGTGCTTCACCCCCGCTGAACTCCTCTTAGGGATGCTCGCCTCGTGCGCGATCGGCATCATCGTCGGCGCCGTGATCGAGAGCCGGCTCCGTGTGCAAGAAGATGAGAAAGATGCGAACGCCTCTCAGTCTGGAGATCCGTTGACGTGAAGTGGAAAGAATTCTTAGCTCTGGCTGAGCAGGCCGTGGAACTGACCGGGGACCCGGCCGGGAATCCGGAGATGAAGATCGCCTTCTTAGGGACCGAGGCGAACATGAATGCCACGCGAGCCGTGAGCCGCGAAGTCGCCTTCATCGCCGCACCGGCCTCCCTGCCCTTTGCACAAGTGCAAGGCGCGCCCAAGCCCGAAGGCCAGTCGCCAACCGCCAATCAGTTCGACGAGATCCCGGCGACGATCGCCGTTCAGCCGAAGATGCTTTTGATCGAACTGTTCCCGCAGGGGCCCGTGAAAGGGACGGCGAAGTGAGTGAAACAGACACACTCCCAGATGTTGCCGAGGAGCAAGCGAGCGATCGCCGATTGCCCGACATCCACGTGTTGCTAGGATTGCTGTCGGCCGCGTGCGCCCGCGCCGATGCCATCGGCTACGTCGTGATCGATGCGCCGGACGCTGAGGCACCGAGAGCCGCACACGAGACCCCACCCCGCACGTTCGTCACCTCGCATCTGGGACGTGCCGATCGATGCTCGCACTTCACGGCGATCGGCCTCTTGTCCGGCGGTGAGGCCCTGGAGCGCCTACGCCTCATGGAGTGGGACGGACAATCGCGGCGTGCGCGAGAGAACAATAAGGCCGATGCGAAGTCAGCCGATGAGAAGTCAGAGGAGCTTTCCGATGCCCGATGAGCGTGAGATGGCCGAGACAACGACCCATGCCAACCGCCACTATACCGCCGCCGACGGGCCGTGGATCAGAGACCACGGTCGCCGCATGATCAAGCGACCGCACCCCGTCTACGCGCTCGGTCCGATGGAGCACGCGTTCACCGTCGACACGAACGAAGGCCGACTGGCTGGCAACGTCGGTGATTTCGTGGCCCACGACCCGATGTCGGGGCACGTCTGGCCGATCGCCGCCTCGTATGTCGAGCAGCATTATGATGAGGTATCCGATGCCCGATGAGCGTGAGATGGCCGAGATCAACGAAGCCATCCAACCCCAAGAGCCACTCCTGCCCCGGGCTGAACGACGTCGGATCGCCCGAGAGCAACCCGTCTCCGATCGGTTCACTGGGGTCAAGCGGTGTGACCGATGTGGGTTTCAGGTGGAGTTAGAACGCGAGCCCATCCCTGAGCGATGCGATGGGTGTGGGTTCCGCTACGACACCACGGTCCAGGCGCCGGAAGACTACGACCAGGTGGGATCGGGGATCGAATCGAGCGCGTTGAAGCGCCGGCACGCCGCAGCCGTCGAAGGCGTGGGCGGCGCGATAGAGCTCTTAGCCGAAGGGGTCAACCGGTTGGCGGACGTCTTTGGGGATATCGGAGAAGCGGTCGCGCAACGGATAGGGAAGGCGGGACGGTAGTTAGTGCACGCGGGGTCGCGGAGTGCGGGGAGTGCGTGGCCAGCGTGGGGTCGGGTTGTGAATCGCAGGCAAGTCGGGCGTAGGCGTGGCACGCGCTGTCATGGGGATCGGCGCGGCGGCACCTCGATGGGATGTTGATGCGTCGTGAGGCGAAGATCTGGCGAGGCGGCGCGGCGGGCCGGACAGCGTTGGGGTTGCGCAGCGTTCGTGGGGCGTGGGGTCGGGCAGCGTAGCGCTCGGGCAGCTCGGCGTAGCGCTTCGTCGGGGAGGGGGGGGCGGGCAAGGCAGGCTATGGGTTGTGTTGCACGCGGGAAGGGTCGCGTCGGGTCGGATAGGCGTGGCTGTCGCGGGGAAAGTCGGTGGGCGGATTCGCGTGGCCGTGCGCAGCGAGGGGCAGTTGATCGTGGGAGTGCGTTGCGACTGCGTGGTGCAGGCTTGGGTGGCGACGGGTTGGTGGGGCTGGCAGGGGACTGCGTGGTGGTGCGAAGTCGGGCGTTGACGAGCGATGGCAGGACGAGTCGGGGCGGTCGACGGATCGGGAAGCCGTGGGGCAACGCCGGCGATGGCGTCGCGTAGGACGGATGATCCAAGATGCTATGGCCAAACACTCAACGAGTGAGAGATCCGTTCATGCGACAGTCAACGATGGACCCGCCCGCAACCAAGCGGCGCGCGAAGAAAGAACCCGGAGGCCGTGAAGGCCAAGGGCGAAGCGGCCAAGGCGAAGAAAGAAGATGACTTGGAGAGCTACATCTTCCGCACGCCGGAAGGCTACATCGGCGTCCCGTCGCTCTACATCTGCTCGGCGCTGGCCGATGCCGGTCGCTCGATGCAGGACCCGAGATCGCCCCGGAAATCCTTCCGCGATCTCTTGCGCGCGATCTTGATCCCCCTCCCCACGCCGGACCACGTATGCCCGTTCTTGCCGGTGACGAAAGAGTGGGAATTTCTGCATAAAGGGCGCGTCGTCGTGCAACGGTCGGCGATCACGCGGTCACGGCCGGCGTTCCGCGAGGGATGGCGGATCGCGTTCGATACGCTCATCAATGCCCCCGAGTACTTGCCGCCCGAGCGGTTGGCGGAACTCATCAACACGTGCGGGAAACTCAACGGGTTCGCCGATCATCGGCCGAGTTACGGGCGATTCGTGCTGAGTGGATTCGAGACACGAAAATACGACAAGTAGGCGGGACGGGACGGATGGCGTCGGCGGTCCGGGCCGCGCAGGGCGAAGCGGTTGCGCTGCCGCGCGCGGCGAAGCTGAGTGCCGCGGTGTGGAGAATGGCGATGAGTTGCGAGGGATCAGCACAGCGTTGGCTGTCGACGGCGTGCGATGCGGGACGTGGCGACGGGCCGGGAATCGAGGGGCGTGGGGGCACGTGGCCTAGCCATGGAGTACGAGGCCAAGCAAAGTGCCGGTAAGGCGATCGGGGCGTCGGGCCGCGTGGGGATCGGTGGCGTGGCGGAGGGTTTGCGCAGTGGCGCGAAGCGATGCGAAGGGGGAGCGGCTAGACATCTTCTCGGGTTCGACGATAGGTTGGAAGACATGCCCTACGCCCTCCGGCTCGGATGCTCGACGCCTGGTCAAGTCCCCTTCCCGATCACCACCCGTCGGATGCACATCGGTTCGGGCGAGCGCGGAAATTGGACGTCGATCGGCGAAGCGCGTGCTGCCATTAACGGGCCGGAAGGCAGCAGTGATTTCCTCGTGCGCCAGACCGCCGTCGACGTCACGATGGGATGCGCACACGATGACCCGGCGTGTCTCGTGGGTGCGCTCAAGGGTTTCTTAGGCACCATCCCCTTCATTCCGGATGACCTCGGCAATCAGGAGCTGTTCAAGCCGCGGCTCTCGCTCTTGATCCATCAGGAGGGGCGCCATCGCATCTCGTGCTACAGCATCGCGACCTTGGGCGCGGCACTCGCCAAGGCTATCGCACTTCAGCCTGCCTTTATGGTTCTCGCCTTTGAAAACGGGCCGCCGATCTTCACGCACATCTACGCGATCGCACGGGATGTGGAGAGCGATGAGGGATTCTACGACCTCGATTCGACCAACCGATTTCAGCGGGGATCACGAGCGGCGCCGATTGCCCGGTGGCGGATGATCCCGATTTAGGAGGGAGTATGCAGGAAGAAAAAGACATGACCCTCGACGAAGCGGAAGCCCGCCACGAGGAGGTCATGTTGGAGATGGCGGGCATCAAGGCGCAGATCGCCGCCGCGAAGGCGCACGTGCACACCACGGGGGAGTACGCCGACGCCGGGTGGTTCGCCAAGGCGTCAAGCGCGCTCCGGTACAAGCAAGCCGAGCATCAACGTCTTCAACTGCTCTGCGGCCGGTTGCGGCGGGAGGAGAAACGGAATGGCGTCCGGCCGAATCTTGAGGCAAGGCGCGAACGCGCCATCAAGGGCAAATTTCACGAACTGGTGCGAGACGAACTGGGCGACGAACTGTACGAGTGGATGTGGGAGGAAGCGCGGCGACTCGTGGCGGCATCGCCACCGGACGACGACAACGATGGCTACGAGTTCGCGATCGAGAACCGAATTGCCGGTGGCGGATGATCCCGGTATGACCACCAAGTACGTCACGATTCCCGTACTCGACCGGGAGCACAATGTCCGGTTGGGGGAATCTCTCTTGGTGCACGCGGTGCGATGCTTCGTGGTCTCTTTCTGGCCCTGATCGGTTGTCGTGTGCGCACGGCATCATGAACTAGGACAGCGTTCCGAGTCGTATCGCCCCGCCTCTCCCATTATCAACGGGTGCGTCTCATTTAAAGACAAGCGTCGGATCTTGGCGATACAGAAACGACTGGCGCACTATGTCCTCAATCCGCAATCGCAATGAACCGCTTCGATCGGGCCATCCTCTGGCTGGCGGACCGGATGCCGATGAGTCTCGCGCTTGGCGGCCCGATGGGATTCGCGTGGGGATTCGTGTGCAGTCTCCTCTTGCCTCGTGTCGTGCCGCGTAACGGCACCGGCCACTGGATCGGCTACGCGCTCATGCTTGTCTCGGGGTTTCTCTTTGGCATGGCGGGCGGACGGTGGCAAACCCGCTGGATGCACCGACTCGGCATCGACCGCTGCACGGACTGCTTTCGCATCGGCCGCTGGGCGATCCGCGTCGTCTGTCGTGCTGATGATTCACTGGCGATCCCGGAACCGCCTCCTTCGTGGCAAGGCGGATGCTGGTGCCAGCGACACGCCATGGTACATCTCCTGAAATTAATCGGACCGTATCACAACGAGGTCTCCCTCGTGCCGTATGATCGGAACTGGGGACGGCTGGTGAATGAAGAAAGGGAGCGACGGGGCGCATGAGTGTTTCGGTTGAGGAGCAAATCGATCGGCTGATCCGGCAACGGGATGGCGCGCGGCAGACCGTGCTGTCGATCGTGCGCGATATCGAGAGCCTTCGCGCGGATCTCGGGGGCGCCATCTTCGGGGATCAGTTCCACGGCCACGTCATGTGGTGCGAGAACTGCGGATTGCCGGCTCGCTCGCTCGCGTATCAGGCCAATCGGGGGATCGCCGTGTGCCGGCGATGCGTCCTGCCGACGGATTCGGTGCAGCCAACGACTTGACGATGGCTCGGGATGTCCTGCTATCCATCCTCGGGATTCTCATTGCCTTGGCCCAGGCGATCACCGAGGCGGATGCGTGGCCGGGATGGCTCCGTGGCGACAGCACTAACGAGAGGTCGGGGCCTGCAGTCGCCTATCTCCCGCCAATCATCCCGTATCGCCCGACCCCACTTCTATTCCCCTTCACCGGGATCTCGGATGCCCAACGGCAGGAGAAAGTCTACGGATATTACCAAATGGGCATGACGAACCCCGGATCTCCCTCATCAGTCGCCGCCCTGCGCACGCTGCACGCCATCGCCACCAATGGCCATGATCCAACCTTCGGGCGAAGGCAGAATAATCCCATCTCGACGAGAGTCTACGCGCACTGCGCGCTCGCCACGCTCGCGGTCGATGGTTGGCATGGAGCGGCAGTGGGTGCCCCTGAGTATCTGGGCAATTACGATCATCCCGCGCCGGGCCGGGCGGGGTTCACGGCGGCAGCGCTGGGCAAAATGTTGGGGCCGTACGGGATCAAGTCACGGACAATCCGCATCGGCGCGGAGACGGCGAAGGGCTACTACCTCAAGGACTTTGAGGACGCATTCAAGCGCTACGCTTCGGGTCAGGGCGTCACAGCCGTCACATCGTTGCCGGGCAACGCGTTGGACGGAGACACAGCCGTCACATCGCGAGAGGATGTGACGGCGTCTCCACGTCGTAAGCCCGTGACGTCAAAGCCTGTGTCGGCTGTGACGGCTGCGAGCAATGGCCGCGTCGGAAATCCCCCAGCGAACGTCGAGGAAAGGCTGTGACCGGCCCCGAAATCGTAGCCCCGAACAGCCGCATTCGTGTTCGCGGTCGAGCCGGCGATTCGTCGCTGGCCTTCGCAACTCTTCGACGGGTGAGACTGTAGTGTTTCATTCGATCCGCACGCAGTTGGCGCAGTCGGGCTTTAACCGCGATGAGCCGCTGCTCTGGGGCGAGCGCACGCAGTCCGGTTGGTCGGTGTTCTTTAACCGCGAAGGCGTGGTCACGGCCTGGGCCAACCGGTGGAATACGGCCTGCCGGTTCTCGTTGGAGATCACCTTCGATCGGTCACACTATCTGCGCGGAAGACCAGGGTTCTGCCTGCATGCGTGGTTCTGGCGGTACCATGCTGCCCTCTACATCGGCGCTCGCCGCACAGGTGCCATCTCGCGCAAAGCGCAGCGTCGTGCGCGCCGTACCGGCACCTTGACAAACAACTCATCGTTCATCCACTAATTCATTCGTCCCCACGCCGCGGTGGCGTTGGTTGACGGGCCCGTCGCCTTAAGTGAGCGGAGCGTCACAGCTCTAGACTCCAGCGGACGCCCAAGCAGTCAGTTGAGCGCGCGTCCTGCCCTACGGCGGCCAGCAGTCCCACGTCTCTCAGAACGGCACCCGTCCGAACAACGCGTATGCGCCGGACGGGTCTGGTCGTCGGACGCTCCCAAATAGAGTCTGGGTCGACGGAGACCAACGCGAAGCATCCCGCGCCCGCGCCCCGCGATTCGGATCGCTCGCCTCGGCCTTTACTCCGCCCATCCCGCAGACGGGCAAGATCGCCCCAGGCGCCAAGCGCCCTGATCCACGCAAAGATGCCTTAGGTCCCGAAGCGGGCTTCGCCAAGAAGCGGCAGGACGCGAGCCGGATGGGGAGAGCCTCGACGGCCGTGGTCAAGAGCCGAGCCATGATTGCGGGCGAGCTCTATGACGAGCACGGGAAGCCGATCGCGGCGGTCATCGATGCGACCCCCGCCTCGCGCAACGGGTCGGGTGGGTCCGGCGGCGGCGCTCGGTTGGGTCTCGCACCGGTCGCGACGCCCGGCCCGCGTCCGCTCACGCTGCCCAAAATCCCGACCTGGGGCTGGGTCGCCATCGCGGCCGCGGTAGGCCTTGGCGCCTACGCCGTCTTCGGGGATGACGTCGGCGGATCGGACGAATACGACGATGAGGATCTCGATGACGTCGACGTCGACGAGCCCGGGTCGATCGTGGCCGCATGAGCTACGATCCCTCGCGCGCGGGCAGCGGCTTGCGCCTCTACCGGGGTCCCGATCTCCGCTCCCGCGTCACCCGGTTCGGCCAGGGCCTGGCGTTCAAGGCGCCGACCATTCTGTCCGCCAAGATGCTGGCGCCGGCGCCCGTCGCGCCCAAGCCCGCCGTGACGCTCAAGCCGGTGACCACGACGACGCCATTCAAGCCCTTCGTCCTGCCCCCGACCATCGCCATCAACACGCCGTCGTTGCCCGGTCTCCCGGGTTTTCATATCACGCTGCCCACGGCGCCGACGCAGCCGCCGCCCACGATCACGATGACGCCGGCCCTCCCGCCTCTCACTGGCAGCAGCCCCGGCGTCCCGCTCACCGGCGGCCCATCGACGCCATCGAGCGGCGGTGCGCCTCCGACATCACTCGGCCCCTCGAACGTGCCGCCGATCTCGGATGGGTCGCCGGCTCCCCAACCCACGAGCACTGATGGCGGCGGCGGTGGGATCTCGGCTGCACCTGTCTTGAGCGCCGCAGCACCGGCCGCGGGCTTCCCATTGAACACGCTGCTGTTCCTGGCCCTGGGAGCCGTTGGCGTCTACCTCCTCGCCACGAGTCACCACTAATGCCCTACGGGAACCAGAGCGCGAGCACGGGATCCTTCAGTGCCGTCCGGCGGGTGAATACCCCGTACGATCTGGGCGCACTCGATGCGAGAAGCTTGCTCGCCATGCGCGGGCGCTTGGGCGCGGTGCAATCGATGGCGACCACGGGTGTCGAAGCTCCGCCAGCCATGCCGCACGGGATTACTCCGGCGTCGCACCACTACCCGCCGATGCGGGCGTTGAACCGGGTACCCCGACAAGGGTTCTCGCGGACGGCGTTCGCTCCCGGCGCTGATGGCGTCCGCGCGTTCTATGCGATGCGCGGTCGGCTGGGTGAGACCTTGACCATGCGGTCGAGCCGCTATCCCTCGCGCACGGGTGCGCCGGGCTCGCTCATGCGCGCGCCGATCGCGGGACGCTACGTCGCGAACGGTGGGCGACGCTTGGGTCAGGTCGCCGAGATCGCGACGGCGGCCACGAGCCTGGTCCCGGTGATCACGACCATTCAAGGACTCTTCGGTCCCGGTGCATCAGGGGCAGACGCCGAGCGCCAAGCCAAGGTCTACAGCTACTACGAAGGCGCGATGACCGCGCCGGGCTCCGTGTCATCGGTCGATGATGTCATCACGTTAGCCGCCATCAGTACCAACGGCTACGACATCACCCAGAAGATCCAGCAGAACAACCCGCAGATCACAAGAACGTACGCCCAGCAGGCGTTGCAGGAGCTGTCGTCTCAAGGCTGGATCAACGTCAACACGAGTAGCCCCAAGTACACCGGGATCGGGGCCTCGGGCGTGGTCTACAAGCCCACCGGGACCACGGGCTTGAACACCGAGGCGGCAGTCTCGCAGAGCGCACTGCCCGCGGGGAATACCGCAGCGCTAGGCGGGACGGCGGGTGGGTCGAGCACCACGCTCTTGCTCTTGGCCGCACTCGGCATCGGCGGCTTCCTCATTCTCCGGCAACGGGAGCACCACTAGCATGCCCTACTTCCCCGGTGGCGGCGGCGTCGCCTACCAAGCGCCCCATGTGTTCTATCGCCAGCCTGCGCGCGGGACGCGCGGCCGATTGGGCCAGAGCTTGTCCGACATCTTAGGCATCGTCTCGGATGTCGCGGGGACGGTGAGCGATGACACGAGCTCGCCGAGCTCGTACTACGCCGCGCCGCCCGCGCCGGCGCCCGCCCCCGCGACGGGGATCTCGTCGACCACGCTGCTCTTGGGTGCGGCCGTGGTTGGTGGGCTCATCTACTTCGGCACGAAGAAGTAGCGCCATGGTCACCCACACGGTGTTGGCGCCGTTGACGGCCGCGATCGGGCGAGCGCATGGCCGCTTTGGGCAGTCGCACCACTATCCGCAGCCCGTGGCGGCTCGCGTCATCGGGACGTCAGGGAATGCCGCGCTCTCCCGTACGGCGTATGGCGTGGATCCCTACGTCACGTATCAGCAGGCGTACACGGGACGGTTCGCGGGACATCACTATCCGCGTCCGCGCATGGGGACCGTGCAGTGGCGCGGCGTCCGGTGGGCCGGACCGCGGCTCGGGCAGAACGTATTCACGGATCTCTACAACGCCGCGGTCAACGCGGGCGAGAACATCGCGGGCGGGTTGCCGATCAATGCGCCGAACGCGGGGGGCGGATCGGTGACGATCGCGCAGCCGTTCGTGGCGCAAAATGACTTCACGTTGCCAGATGGAACGCAAGTGGTGGCTGGCCAAACCGTCACGCCGGCTATGGCGAACGCCTACGTGAATGCCCAGGGCCAAGATCAGTCGACGCCCGATCCCACGGCCGGACAGACGCCCGGTCAGCAGTTGCAGCAGGCCGCGGCGGATGCCGGCCCGGGCGGGCTCCTCATCTTCGCCGGCATCGCAGCCGTGGGCCTCTTCTTCCTGCTCAAGAAATGACCGCGACGATGGCGAACCCCTCCCGGTCGATTCTCCTCTCGCGCGCCGCCGAGGACATCACCTTCTTGGCGCTTCGCGACGGGAAGAAGCGGACGCATCGCTTCCCAGCGGACGCCGTCCGCATCCGGCTCGCCGGCGACATGACCGTGCACCTCTCGCGGACCGATGGGGTGGCCGTGTTTCCGCAAGAGCCCTCAGGGCTCTTGTCGAAGGAAGTCGTGCAGCTCCGCTACCGCCATGAAGAAGATGGCGAGGACTACTTCCACGACTTCGATCCTGGCGTCTCGCTCATCGTGACGGGCAAGAGAGCCCATCTCTATCGCCCCGATGGGAAGCCCCTCTGGGGACGGTTCGACTGATGTGGACCCAAGACCTCTTTTCCGCCTGGTGCATTGCCCTCTGGCTGATCGCGAGCACGCAGCCTCGCTACGCCAGTACGCGCACGTCTTCCACCGGACGAACGTCATCTGCGTCGCATCCGCGTTCGCAGGTCTCCCGGAGACGCACCAGCTCGGGATCGCGCTCCACGAAGTCGGCCACGTCTTGGCGGGAGAGCGGGCGAGCGAGCGCGCGGCCACCCGAGCGGTCGAGCGGGAGAGCGGCATCCGCATCGAGTATCTCGACTCGTCGTTGCACGGCGACGCATTGGAATGGATCGCCGTCCGCGACAAGCGCCAGGCCATCGCGTTCCTCCGCGACTTCATCCGCGAGGAGTGAGTGATGCCTGCTCCCCGCCGCGCGCACCACTACCTCATCAATCCCTCGGGCGCCCGGAGTCGACGGAACCCGGTGCTCACGATCTTCGGCAACCCGAAACGAAACGCCGAGTTCTCGCGGCCCACGCAGCGTCGGATCTCGTCCTTCATCGGGCGCGAAGTGCGGAGCGGCGTGCCGGTCAAGCAAGCGGCGGCGATCGCGTATTCAAAAGCCCGGCGAGGCGCCCTCAAGAATCACGGCTACTACGGCGCACTGCCCTATCGGCCCGCGCCGAAGCGGACGAGCCAGGGCGGCGGAGCCGTGATGTTCCGCGACGTCCCCGTCGGCGGCCGCTTCCAACTCGCCGGCGGCGGCCCCACCTACACCAAAACCGCCCGCATGGGCTTTCACGGATCAGACCTCGTGTATCGAGCCAATAGAGGCCGTCGGAATGCGACCACTGGCGGGAGATCCCATTACGCCGCCGCCGGGAGAGCTCTGGGCTCTGCCGCCAAGTCCATCGGGACCGGAGTGTATCGCTCCGGCATCAAGTACGGAAAGAAAAGCTTGGCCGGGGCCGGCGCGGGCCTCTCGGCCGGATGGAAAGCCTTCCGCGCCGCCAACCACCCTCGTCGCGAGACGACACGTCGGAGAAAGAACATGGCAGCTCGCCGTAACAGCCGCCGCAATCACCGCCATCGCGTGCGGTCTGTGCGGCGGAACCGCTCGCGCGTTCGTCAAAACACTCGCGCTCGCACGCGACGGAATCGCCCGCGCTCGCGCCGGAACTACCGCGCCCGCGCCAATCGGCCACACCGCAACCGTCGGCGCCGGAACGTGCGGCACCGCGCCCGGATGAACAGCCCGCGCCGCAATCGCCGCCGTCGCAACGTGCGCCATCACGCCCGCCGCAACACTCACCGTCGTCGTCGGAACACCATGCGCACCCGTCGTCGCCGCAATGTGCACCACAGACGTCGGCGGAATAGCCATCGCGTGCATGCCCGTCGGCGGAACGTCCATCATCGGCGCCGGCGGAACACGCACCGGATGCACCACCGCCGCCGGAACCCCTTTGCCCGTCGTCGGCGCCGGAATCCGTTCACTGTCGGCGGCATGACGCAACTGGTCGTGAGCGGATTGATCACCGGTGGTGCGGCCGTCGGCGGGTATGGGCTCGTCAAGTTCCTCGACTCGCTGTACACGTTCCCGGTCTTGCAGACGACGAACGTCCCGGGTACGACGGCGACCGTGGGCGACACGCTCCAGAGCACGCTCCACGCGACAGGCATCACGATCGCGAGCGCGATGGTGATGAGAAAGGCCCGGCCGACGACGTTCGTTCGTGAGTTGGCCGCCGGTGTCATCGCCGGCGCCTGGCTCTCCGTCTTCTTGGACCTCGTCCGCTCGTGGACGGCCCTCCCGGCATCGGTGCAGGGCTACTTCGGCGCCTACCCCCGGATGAGCGCTTATCCGAGGATGGGTGCCACCACGGGCTCGAACCTGATCGGCCCAGGCTCTTTGGGCTCCCGCGCCGCGACGGTGCAGGCGGCCCATGCGCGTTACGGCTCCTACCCGGCCATGGGGGGCGCCAGTTGGTAGTGCACCGCTGATCGCTTCACTGCCTGTAGTCAGTCACTCGTAAAGAGCACTTCGTAGTTCACAACCGTTCACCCTCTCGTCGTGAGACGACACGTTTATGACTCGCATTCAGCAGTTCAGCCGATCGGCGGTGACTTCACTCTTCGCGCTCATCGCCGCCATGACAGCGGCGGTGGGCCGGTGGGTCAACGCCCGCTTCGATCACTGGTACGACCGCTCGAAGAAGATCCTCGCGTTGCTCGACGCCGACGGTCCGGCCATCGCGCGCAAGCTGCGCTTGGGCATGATCCGCATCGACACGAGCGCCTTGACGCAGGATCAGTTGCAAGCCGCGTCCACGCCGGCGACGGCGCTCGAAGGGGAAACCATCGCGTATTCGTTCTGGGACACCCAGACGTATCCCTCCGGTGGTCAGCAGTCCTTGACGTTCTTCCAGACTACGAACTCGGACGCCTCGCTCTCGAATATGCCGATGAGCGGATCGTTCCCGAACCCGATCTGGTTCTGCCCGCAGTTCGTCACGTTGGATGCGCTCGGCATCCCGTCGAACACCGCGGCGACCTCCGCCGGTTCCGTGAATACCGGTCTCGCCAACGATCTCTACACGTTGGCCAACTCGGGCCGGCTCTGGTTCCAGTTCACGCTGGCCCAGAAGATCTACGCCCAGTTCCCGGCGACGGGCATCCACCCCTCGGGCGGCCCGGTCGTCTTCAACACCTCGACCGGCGTAGCGGCCACCCAGCAGCAGTACGCGCTCTGGGGTATCCCGGATGGCGATCTCTACGTCGGCCCTCCAGGGACGTTAGTCATCCCGCCGATGCAGAACTTCACCGTCAACCTCTTCACGAGCACCACGGCGCCGACGATCACCACGAGCCTCCCCATCCGCATCACGATGTGGGGCTCGATCATCCGCCGCGTTCTGTAGTCCCGGTTTCCGGCCACCGCCGTCGTTTCAGCGAACTATCAGTTTGAAAGCAATTGATAGTTCGCTGATCGGCGCGATGGACCTGCACCTCTGAAGGATCCTGAAGGCTGTCTTTCACGCACGCCGTGAGGCGTTCTGTCAATGGCTGGATCTGGACCGATAGCGGCCGCGCAAGTCGCGCCGACTGTCCTGCCGATCATCCCGTACCCGAACTGGCTGGCGCTTTTGCCGCCCCAGTACTTGGGGCTCGTCAAGAAGTTCGCGACGTACTCGGCCGTCTTCACGGGATCGAACGTGTTGAACGCGAGTGCGACGCTCACGGTCCCGGTCCAGCTCAATAACGACTCGGACTTCTGCGTCCTGGCCATCAATGCGATGGTCATCTCGACGGACAGTACCACGCTCTACACGTACCAGCCGATCACGATTCAAGTCACCGATACGCGATCGAACACGCAGCTCTTCACGCAGCCCGAGCTCCTGCAGAACGTCGCCCCCAACGCGGCGACCCCGTTCTATCTCCCCTATCCCTACGTGTTCGATGGCGGGAGTGTCATCCAGACGACGCTCGTCAACCTCATCGCAGGCACGAACTTCAACGTCTACGTCAGCTACAAGGGCTTCAAGATCTATCCGACGCCCATGTCGCAGATCACGAGCGAGTGAGCCATGGCCTCCTCTCGCAAAGGGCGCCGGCATCGCCCGAATCGCATTCCCTCGGCTGACGAACTCGAACGCTTGGTCGATGACTTGGCCGAGGAGCGCCATGTCCCGCTCCATAGCTGGGCCGAGATCGGGGCAGGGACCGTCATGGAGATCGCCGACGAATTGGACTACGAGACGGACGACGAGGACATCGAGTCGATCCAGATCCGTCTCCGGGCACTCGCTGACATCCTGAGCAAGTTGGGCGACCGGCTCCGGTGATGCGCCCATGAGTGTCTTGGACCGTTTGCCGCGCCGGCATCCCTTCGCGCCCAAGACGATCGCGAACCCGACCGGCATGCCCCCGGACGTCGAGGGCGCGTCGGGACGCTACGCGCAGGTCAACCCGGCGCTCAACTACGACGCCTACACGCCGGCCCCGGGGGTATCCGCCCCGCTCCAGCAGCCCACGCCCAATCTCCAGATCCATCCGGCCTGGGAGTATCCGCCCAAGGGCAGTCAGAACTTCTCGGCCCCGAACCGAAGCTTGGGTGTCATCACCGGGACACTCGCCGCCGGCGCCGGGTCAACCCTCGTCTTAGCCTCGCTCGCCTACTCCTCTCCGTCCAACTACATCACCGTCGTCCGCACGGTGAGTGCCTTCATCAATGCCCCGGACGGGAATAACGACATCAGTTGGATCTTGCAGGTGAACGGGCAGGCGGTGCAGAACGGGGCGTTCACGATCTTCCCGTTCATTGCCGGCGCGGTGATCCGTTCCTTCTCGGTCGTCTTCCGCGACATCGAGCCCAACTCGACGATCAGTCTCTTGATTCAGAACAACGCCGCCTCGGGGCCTTATACGGTGGGCGGCGGGTTCAGTGGCTGGTCGTATGCGATTCAGGCCGAGCAGTTGTTGACGGGCGGGTTGCCGAATTGAGTACCTGGCCTCCGCTATCTCCACCGACTGTGTCGACCCGGTCCCCAGATCATCCGAACTGGTGGGTCCCCGATACCCTGCGCTTTGCGGTCGCGATACCCGACGTCTTGTGGTATGTCGTTGTGCACGCGCCGATCGCCGCGCTTCGGCATCTCGTTGGCAAGCGAGATCGGTCTAGGCGTCGTGCGCTGCGCTGGTACCTCCAAAACAGTCGCGCGCCGGTCACCGAGCAGTTGTTGACGGGCGGGTTGCCGAATTGAGACTCGCCTCGCGTCGCCGCAATTGCGTTCGCCGGAACCCGGTCGAGACCGAGACGAACGCATTGGAAGAAGTCTTGGACGCGTTTCGCGCCCTCAAGCGCCTCCGCGAGCATCTCGTCGAGTTGGCCCACGTCATCACCGCCGAGGACGAGGAGGTGGCCGAGACCACGAGCCGCGCGCTGCTCCGTGACCTCGATGACAGCGAGGCCGGACTCGTCAACGCCATGCGCGTGCTGATCTCGGGGAAGTACAAGCGCCAAGCCATCGAAGCGCGCATCGTCCGCGTCGAAGATGATCCCGACTACGGGGACACAGACCCGCTCGCGAGCTTCGAGTAGTCGCATGCCGCGTCGCGCCAATCCGCTCTCGGTTGATCCCGCCTCGCTCGACGACTTCGCACGCCAAGTCGACCACGCCGTGCGAGAACTCGACACCATCGACTGGCCTGACCGCAAAGTCTTCCGCGACGTCGTGGACCAAGCGAACGGGGACGGGAGCGCGTTCGCGACGGATCTCCGGACGCTGGCATCGGCGCTCCGCAAGTACGGGTAAGCGATGGCGTTCGCGATCGAAGACCTCGTCGTCTCCCCCGGTATCAATGCGGGCTCGCCCTTCGCGTTGGGCGATGTCTTGTACGTGGCCCAGGTGTCTCCCGCGATCGCGGCCTCGACGCCCGTCATCCAGATCAACACGGCGACCAGTCCGCAGCAGGTCCAGATCGGACCCTTCGCCACGATCCCCGGTGCGACGGTCATCGGAAGCGGGGCCGTCGTCCCCACGGGAGGGGCCGGCAACGAAGTCGTCATCGGCACCAACGCCTCGACGGGCTTGGATACGCAAGACTCCATTGCGATCGGGCATGGGGCCACGACGGGCATTCTCAATAGCGCGAACGGCGGCGTGGCGCTCGGGGTCGGGGCCACGGTCGGGGGCGCCGGCTCGAATGCGGGGGGAGGCGTCGCAGTCGGGGAGACGGCCACCGCGAACAACGGCGTGGCGATCGGGGCCGCAGCCGTCTGTCTCTTGGGACAAGTCGCGATCGGGTCCGGGTCACTAGCGCAGAACTTCGGCGTCGCGGTCGGCGGCGGGGCCGCGGCGTTTATCGGCGCGGCGCACGGCAACGGCAGCGTCGCGATCGGCCGCAATGCGAGCGCCGGCGAGTCGACCGACATCGCGATCGGCACTGGGAACGGTGGGACCCTGGGCGGGGAAGGCGGGAACGTCATGCTGGGCTCAGGCGTCGGGAGCGCGGGCGTCACGGGCCACGACTGCGTCTGCGTCGGCTCCTCGAGCAACTCGGGCGGCGGCTTCACCGCGGCCGCCTCCTCGGGCAACTTCTCGACGGTCATAGGCGGCAACTCGACGGCCGCCCACATCGGCGTCCACATCTTCGGCCGCGGGATCACGAGCACGGCCAACAACCAGTGCGTGATCGGTGGGACCGATGACCCGGTCGCCACGGTGTACGTCGGGAATGGGATCACGAACACGGGGCCGCAGAACGTCATTCTCGGCGTGACGGGCGCATCCGGCGCCAACGTGGGCGGCGCGCAACTCACGATCGCGGGCGGGATCTCGACCGGCACGGGCTTGGGTGGACCCATCCTGTTCCAGACGACGCCTGCTGGGCTCGCGGGCTCATCTCCCAATGCGCTGACGACCGCGCTCACGATCGACTCGACGCAGCTCGTGACGTTCGCCAATGCGCCCTTCCTGACGACGCAAAGCGCGCCGGGCGTCGCCAACGCGGGCACGTTGACGAATCTCCCGGCGGCGGCGGCGGCCGGGAATCCGCAGGTCTACTTGCAACTGAAGTCGACCGGCCACACCTACGTCGTGCCAGCCTGGCAGGTCGCGTAGAGAAACGACGATATGGCGACCTCCATCATCGACACGATCGTCCCGACGCCGGCGACGCCGCCCCCTGTGATCTCGGTGTTCGGTCGGGTGGGCGCCGTGGTCGCCCAGACGGGGGATTACACGGTGGCCCAGGTGACCGGGGCCGCCCCGTTAGCCTCCCCCGCCTTGACGGGAGTCCCCACGGCTCCCACCGCCGCGCCTGGGACCAACACGACACAGCTCGCGACGACCGCCTTCGTGCAATCCGCCTCGCCGGTGACGTCGGTGTTTGGCCGGACCGGGGCCGTGGTCGCCCAGACCGGCGACTACACCGTCGCGCAGGTGACCGGCGCGGCACCCTTGGCCTCTCCTGCTTTGACTGGGGTGCCCACGGCCCCGACGGCCGCTGCGGGCACCGATACGACGCAGCTCGCCACGACCGCCTTTGTCCAATCCGCCTCTCCCTCGCAGACCACTTTCACCGCGGCCGGCGCCCAGACGTACACGATTCCCTTGGGCGCGACGTTCATCGACTTCTTCATCTACGGGAGTGCCGGCGGCGGCGGGGGGGGACGGGAAGGACCCGCAGCAGAAGCCTCAGTCGGCGGCGGTGGTGGTGGCGGTGGCGGCTACCTCTTCCTCCGCTACCCAGTCTCGGTCTTCACCGCGAACCTCGACACGCAGCTCACGATCACGGTGGGCGCCGGCGGGACGCCGGGTGCGGCGGCCACGGCCAATTCGACGAACGGCGGGAACGGCGGCACGGGCGGCACGACCACGATCGTCGGCGCGACGTCGGCCGTGGTCTATGCCAGCATCCCTGGTGCAGGCGGGGGCGGGGGCGGACAGGCGGCCGCTGGTGGGGCGGGTGGGACAGCCCAGTCCACGTCGCAAGGCTTCGGCGCGCATTCTCCAGAGATCGGTGAGGTTGGCGGATCGGCGTCGGCGACGGGCGGGGTTGGAGGGAACGGGACCCAGCAGAACTCCTTGGTCGCGGCCATTTCGGATGCCGGGTCCTCGGGCTCGGCCGGCGGCGGGATCAGTACCGGTAACACGGCGGCCGCTGGGGGGATTGCGGGCGCGGCCGCGGGCTACACCGGGACCTTCAGCCAAGCGGCCGGCGGCACCGTCGGGAACAATGGCAACAACGGCTACACTCCACCGGCGGGCGTCCCCTACTCGGGCGGCGGCGGCTCGGGCGGTGGCGGCAACACAGCGGGTGTGGGCGGCACGGGCGGGCTGGGCGGACCCGGCGCGGGCGGTGGCGGCGGCGGCGCCTCGCGGAACGGCGCCAACTCGGGCGCTGGCGGGGCGGGCGGGAATGCGGGAGTATACGTGTATGCCCACTGATCTGATTCAGGGCCTCTCCATCATCTCACCCCGAGCGGGACATGAGCAAATTGGACCAGCGACTCTGGCTCGTGATCGTGGTGGGCGCCGTCCTCTTCACCGCTCTCGTAGTGTGGCTCGTGGCCGAGAACATGCGGTAACCTCGGGGCTTCTTTCGGTCGCGATGCCGCATCACGCGAAGGCGCTCATCGTCGCGGAATCGGACTAAGTCCATCCCATGGCCAACCCTCCTCCTTATCCGGCCGCCGTGACCACGTCGAGCACGACTGCGCTCTCAGGGATCACGCAGTCCGTAGTCAACGGGATGAACGAGATCACCCTCCCCGTGATCGTGGTGTCGGGCGCGATCTCGGGTCAGGCCACGGTCGGCGACTTCGTGTATCTCCAGACCCCCGAATTGGCCGGAGCCACGGTACTGGATGCGAATACGAATGAGATCCTCGCCAGTCTCGCGCTCTTTCAAACCGCATTCTTCCTCGCCTCGGCGAACCTCGTGTGGAAAGCCGTGGCCGCCTTGGCGCCCGTGTGCTTGCGGCTCATCCCCAAGGGCGCGGTCAACACGCTCGCCTTCGGCAGCGCGAACGCCGCAACGGAGATCACGACGCCGGGCGCGCTCGCGGGCTTTATCCCCGTCATTGCCCCCAATGGGGCGATCGGTTACATGCCCTACTGGCAATAACACTTCCGGAGACCCGCTATGCACTGGCTCGATGACGTCGTCGCCACCCTCACCAAAGAAGCCCAACGCTGGAGAAGCTCACACGCCGACAAAGCGGAAGCGCATGCGACGGCGGCGGCATTGCTGCGTCGCTACGCACTCGCCAACGAATCCCACGAAGCGGTGAAAGCCGCGCTGGCCGAGCATCCGGTCGAGGCATCCGATGTCGCCCCTGCTCCCGTCGTGACTGAGGTGCGCGATCGCGTCGAACTGGTGCCGCCCGTGCATCCGGTCGACCCCGATGCCGAAACCCCGACCGTATAAGAATGCCATTGTAATGGCCTAAGTATTTTTCTCTAACGCACGCCGTGAGGCGTTCCGTTCACATGCCCTTCCTCGACATTCAGCACGAAGTCCTCGACGTCTTCGGCTCGGGGGCGACCGGCTTCAAGCCCGTCGTACGTACGACGTATGGGTTCGACTCCTCCATAGGCTTCGGGTACCGACTCCAGAAGCCCGTGTTTCAGGCGAACATCGTCGTCGATCTGAACCTTGGGAACTACATCAGGGTCATCGCGACAGCGAACACCAACATTACGCTCCTCGCCCCGGTGAACGTGCCACAGATATTCGCGATGCCGATCGTGATTGAGATTTCCAACGCGAGCGGGGGGGCCATGGGTTCAGTGACCCTCAATGCGGCGTACCTCTCGCCGTCGACGGCGGCGTTCTCGACGCAACCAGCCAATGGTAAAAACCAGGTGGCCGGATGGTTCAACGTTGGAACCCAAGCCGTTCCGGTGTGGCACCAGTGGTTCATACAATCCAGTGATTCGAGTAATTGACCCTCATGCGAACATGCTTCCGCCATCCTGATCGCGAGACGTCGGTCGTCTCGATGTTCGTCCATCGCACCTTCACCGTCGGCGCGGGCGAGGAGAAATCCGTGATGGCGGTCTGTGGGGCCGAGGCGATGTGTGAGGAGTGCTTTCTCGGCACCGGGGCGGGGAGCGCTGCGGATTGGACTCGGGTCAGCGGGGCCTGTCGATGACGACGGTCACCGGCATCGACGTCGCGGGCGATGTCCGCCCCTACTTGCCGCAGTTCAAAGCGGCGGGGATCTCATTCGTGTTCCGCTACTACGCGCTGCAAGAAGACACGCGGATTCCAGGGAAGATCATCTCGGCGGATGAAGCGCAAGCGATCAGCGCGGCGGGATTCAAACTGGGCGCGGTGTTCGAGAACGGACAGCCGACGACTCCGGAGTACTTCACGAGCGACCGGGGCCGAACCGACGCGGCCATCGCGTTGCAGTGCGCGGCGCGCATCGCGCAGCCCGCGAATACGCCGATCTTTTTCACGGTCGACGGCGACCTGCCGTACGGAGACATCAGCACCGCGGTCTTCAACTATTTCGTCGGCATCCGGAACGCGATCTCACCCGCGTATCCGGTCGGGGTCTACGGCTCAGGATTAGTCTGCGAGAAGATGACGGACTGGGCGCTCGCCAAGTACTCCTGGCTCGCCGGCGCGAAAGACTGGGCGGGATACAGTGACTTCCTACCTCGCGCGACGATCGTCCAGGGATCACTGCCGGCCGCACTCCACGGGATTCCCGACTTCCCGTATTCGGACAGTGATGGGGATACGACATCGGCTATTGACTACGGGGGATTTCAGGTGCCGGTCGACGTGAGTGCCGCATGATTGAGTTTCTTGGTGGACCGAAGGATGGCGATGTCGAAGCGCCTGTCGGGGCCCTGCCCGCCGTGTTGCCGTGCCGAGACGGGTACTACTATCTGCGCGCTCGGCGCACCGACCTCGTGACGACAGCGTCCACGTGTGGCCCACTGCCCGTCGGCACGTACGAGTATTCGTATCAGTGGCAGGCGACCGCATGAGAACCACCGTCAAGCGACTGATCAAGGCACTCGGTGAGTACCCGCCGGATGCCGTTGTGCTCGTGCCAGAGTTTCCGTCGGGCCGTGTGCGGGATCTCATCCTCGCGGGGCGGGAGATCATGCAGGTCGATGCCAAGCGGGTCGTGCGCTCCCGGACGGTCCCGAACCGGCGCCACGAACACGCTAGGCCCCGGCGGGTCCGCTTCACGGAGTACGAGCTCCGACGCTATGGCTCGAAGCTGAAAGCGCCTCGCGGGTTTCCGGTCAAGGCCGTGTACTTCAACATCGCTGATGAGTAGCGATAGGAGCCCCATGACGATGCCACCGATGACGCCAGCCATGGCCGCCGACCTCACGCGCCAGTTCGACATCGTGAATGCGCTGCAGGCTGCCGAAGACCTCGTGCGCAAGCAGCTCCGGGAAGGGAAGGCGACCTACACGAAGCTCAGCGATGAGTGTGATGCCGCGGCGACCGCCACGCACGAGGCGCGTCGAGAATTGCTGCGGTTATTGGTGCGACAGGGCGTGCCGGAGATATTCATCGCGGCCGGTTCCTGAGAGCCTCAACCTCTTTCACGGAGTGATCCGTTATGACGACCCCCCCCGCTCAGACGCCCGGCGGATTTAGCCCGCGGCCCCCCGTACCGACCCGGAGCTCCGGCTGGTGGACGACCGTGGTCTCCACGGTGGTCACCGTCCTCGGTTTCTTGGACAGCCAGCAGGTCATCGCCCTCTTGCCCGCCAAGTGGGGGACGGTCCTCGCGGCCTTGGGCGCGGGCGCGGCCGCCTTCGGGCTCGTCAAGCATACCGACCAGTCGACGAGCTGACGCCATGGATACGATCCTTTCCATCATTCAGGAGCTGATCGCGCTCTTGGGTTCAGCGAGTCTCGCCGCCGATCTCGCGACGATCGAATCCATCGCGAGCCAGCTCGTAGTCCTGGTGCGGGGCAAGAACGCGCTGCGCGACGTCCAGGCGCAGGATGCGTACAATGCCGCCGTCCTTGGGTCGGTGACCGCCGCGCAGTACCTGTATCACAACAGCCGGCCGGACTCGGGGATGCCGCACCAGGACATCGTGGACGGCCAGTTCTATTGGGCGAAGCTGTTGACGGCCGGCTGGACCGTGACCAACGAGACCGTAGTCCCTCCCGTCAGCTCGGCACCGACGTCATGACGAACCTGGAGGCCTACGCCTTGGGGGTCTTCTCGGGTGGCATCGTTACGGCGCTGGCCCTGGCGATCATCGCCAGAAGGTTGATGGTCATCGGGCAAGAATGGATGGAGCGGAAAGGATTGACTCCGTGAATGCCCGCCAATGGGCTGGGATTACCGCCTGCCTGGCGCTCCTGGGCGCGGCGATAGCCGGAGTAGCTCTGGACAGAGTCCCGCATCATCGCGGGCATTCTGAAGCTCTCCAAGCCCATTCGTCCCGATGAGCCCCCTCGGCCGGATGCGGGTCTCCAAACGGGACCTCTCTCATGTCCTCCACAGCGTGGCCAAATGCCGGGCGCTCGAGAAGCCCGGGTCATCCTTCGCCAACTGGGCCATCACCTTCACGGAACGGCTCCGGAAGTTCTTAGGGGGAGGGAAGGCCATCGGGGAACTGGAGTGGGAGTTGGCGGAGGAAGAGAGACCACCGGCCCCTGGCAAGGCACCGGAGCCTTGATAGATTGTCGGATGAACGCCGGGGGAGCGGTCTCCAAGAGAGCCTCATAAGCTCACTGCCGTCAGTTCGACTCTGACCCTGGCTACTTTGGAGGGAGCGTCGCGCCGTTTTTCCGGAACCTCTAACCGCCCTGTGGCGGGATGACAGTACGGGTTGCGGCGGTGTGTCTCAACAGCAAGACCGGGTGTTTGAGACCATCCGGTTGATAGACCTTCCCTCCACTCAAATTTGGCGTCAGGGGTAACGGACTACGGGCTGCACGGCTTGCGTTTTGTTGCTCTGACCGTGGCTCGTCTGTAGCCCTGGCGCCGACCCAGCGACGATCGCGCGCAGGCACAGGGCCGATGTCGGGTTCCGCTTGCCAGTTGAGAACTGGCGCGATCTTCTTCTTTCAAGGCTGCGAGATTAGCTCAACGGGTAGAGCGCTCCTTCGCCATGGGAGAGCCACAGGTTCAAGTCCTGTATCTCGCTTGAATGACCACCACGAGGGATAGACCGAGAACAGTCAACAGCAAGGTCAAGGGCCGACGACAAAGGCCCATTGGCGGGGTCGCTCCCCGCGTGCCCGGCGCGGTTCGTCGACAAGGCGGCCGCGCCGTGGTATTGTTGGCCCCCATGGGTGGCATCGCGTGCGAATAATCCTTGAGAGCGACACGAATCCCGAAGATGATGGGCTTCCGAATCGGCCACTTACTATGACGCGTGCTAAACGACACTTGCGTGGCGCTACCCTAGATGTTTGGCTGAATGAAAGGTCGAAGGATGACTGGTGCGCGCTAATGGGTGCGATGCGCCTGTTCGAGAGCATTTCCTTGTACGGCGCCGAGGTGGTACCAACTCCGTTGCGAGACTTGTTGATCGCGGCGGGTAGTGAGCCGTCCCCGTTCCCACCCGATACGGAGTAGCTCCGATGTGCAAAGCCACTGGACCCTGCTACTGCGACATCTGTCAGGCTGATCGGAAGAGAGCCTTGCTCGCGCACATGGACAAGTGCGAGCCGTGTCGTACCGGACAGGGGCTGTGCGCGACCGGCGATGAACTGGCGCTGGCCTTGCGCGATCCCAAAGCGATCTACATCACGCGGGGGAGTGGGGGCTCAACGGTGGGTCCCGGAACGTGACGACGCCCGAGAGGATCGAGGAGTGTGTCGCGGCGCTGTGTCTGACCTTTGGGATCACGCGCGACGGCTCGGATGACGATGACTCGACGATCTACTGGGTCGATGCCGAACCGGGGCCGGTGAGCTATGGCGACTTCCCTGACGCCTTAAAGGCTGCGGTGAACTTGAACATCGAACAGCGTCTGGCCGCCGTCGAGGCGATCGTCTCGCGTCTCAATGGACAGGCAATGTGGAGTCGGCCGATGGACGTATGAAATACCGCGCCCAGCTTGCGATCGAATTGGAGATGCACGAAAACAGCCCACAACTGGCGGCGCGCTGCCTCGACAGCATCGTTGATCGAATGAGGCATGATTGGCACGGCAACCGGATAACGCGGGTCGACATCGAGGATCTTGAACCCGTCGTTGATCCTTCTCGGTCTATCCCATAGCGTTTGAGAGCCCGGCCGAGTAGGACGCGCCGGGGGCGACGCGAACTGAATATGATCAGCAATGACGAATTGGACCGGATCGAACAGAAAGCGGTAGGCGAGGCCAAGGCTCACAGCTTTCTCATGCCCGAGGCATGGGGGCGAACGGCGCGTCTGATCGCCATCCTACGCGATCGCTTTCCCATGGTGCGCGTCGGGGGCGACGCGAACTGAAAACACACCCGTACAGGACTTGACGCACTTGCCGGCCAACGTGATCTGTGGGACCGCTGGCGATCGACGTGACACACATCGATGGGCGCAGATCACCCGGTCCTGCGGGCGCCCACGGGTCAGCCATAGCATCGGGGTAGGTCTCGTTTCAGACGCGTGTTGAAACCCGCTGGGCCCCAGCGGGCGGGGGTCGGTGACCCGTTGACATCCCGTACGGCCGACGCCAAGGACGAGACGCGCCCTACTGGTGATCCCAGCAGGGCGTTCTTACGTTCAAGGCATGCCATTCGTGAAAGGCGACCGCGTCCGCCTGAGGCGCAACGGTCGTATAGGCACCATCGAAGCCGTCCGGATGAACGGCTATCAGATCCTCATGGACGACAACGGACTCGTCGAGTTCTGGCCCAGTGGGCAAGCGGTCCCGCTCGAAGCGAGGCCGACCAAGGTAGAATGGGAGACGGTCCACTACCCACAGTGGGCAGATGCCCCGCTTTCAATCCCGCTGCCGCCCGACTTTGAGCCGCCCGAGCTGGCGGTCATCCTGACTCACGCCATCCCGATCGAACCGATGCCTACCAAGCCCTGCCCGCTCGACGGTGCGGACTCAGAAGTTCTCGTGACCGACAGCGATTACCGCTACCAGTGCATCAAATGCGGCAACCGGTTCAACGAAGCGGGAGAGATCCAACCACGATGGGATGACGACTGGGACGAGGGACACCCGGAAGGCGAAGGCGCCTAGCGCTTTGCATAGCCGGAACGGGTGTGATATTCTCAGGGACTATGAGCCAGCGCTCCGAACTTTTCCTAGGCGATGACGCACGGCGCGGGCAGATGGAGCGCTCCGAAACGCCGCGCTACTGGCCACGCGAGAAGAACTCGGCCCTGCTACGCTCCGACTGGGGGCGAGGTGCCAAGCTCTCCGATCCTGGGCACGTCGCGATGCCTCGGAAGCACAAAGGCTGGCATTCGTGAGCTCTCCCAACCTCCTCCCCGACGCCCACACCCAAGGCCGGCGCACCGAGCAGCAAGCTGGTCGCCTGGACTTAACGAGCGACTACGGAGAATCCTGGGCGGTCGATGCCGTCTGCTCCTGCGGGATGCGGTGGCACACGATGACGGGACGTCGGGACAAAGCCAAGCGGAAAGCGGCGATCGAGGCGTCGGTCGACGCGCACCGGCATCGCCAGCACTGCGTCTTGCTTCGGGAAACCCGCTACCGGCTCTTCAACTCCAAGCTCGTGGCGATGCACGTGGCCACCTATCTCTTGTCCGCCTTAGATCAGATCGCCTGATATGCCACAAATGGAAATGCTGAACGAGCGGAACGCCTCGGTCTCCGGACAGGTGGCCGGCATTCGGATTGAGTCGGCGGGAGACGCTTCGGGGACGACGATGCTCTCGATCGAGACGCGCGAGGGCAAGTCCTACGGCTTCCCGTTGTCTGAGCGGGAAACGCGCGCCCTCTGTGGACTCCTCTTTGCGTCGGCTGAATGCGGCAAAGTCGACAAGTGAATTGCTTATGTCTTTCCATTTCCGAGCGTGACACATGAACCGCCAGCCGCAGGAGCCGCTACACTACGATCGCGTCGGCTTCATCAAGTATCGGCCGATACCGGGCGGACCCGAGCATAGCGTCGAGGTTCAAGCCCTGCCGTCGGGGTTTGAGCCGAACGATCTCCGGCCCTACGTTCGTGTCATCTTTCGCGACGAGCGGGAGCAGGCAGCACTGACTGCGGACCTCTGTCCGGACCAGGCCCACGGCATCATCCAGGCGCTCGGCCTGGCGTTGGGGCGACTGCCGCCGGTGGATGCGAGTGGGCGACCCATGAGCAAACCGACTGCGTGACCTATGTCTATCCGATTTCAACTCTCCGACGTCGACCCCGAAGACGACGACCTCCTCGACGAAGCTGATGAGGAAGACGACGGATCACGCTGCGAGCACGGGAAGCTCCTGATCGAACTCTGCATCGACTGCGACGCCGAGGACGAGGCGTTGGATGAGGAGGAGGAGGACGACGACGACGACGATCTCGAATACGACGCCGACGATCTGGACGAGGAGGACGACTTCGAGGATGACGACGACGACCTCGACGATGACGATGACGATCTAGACGACGAGGATGACGAAGAAGAAGCGCCGGACGATGCCATCCAAGCCTGACCCCGAGAACGGCCTCCCCGCCCCGACCGCCGAGCAGCGGGCCGAATTGGCTGATGCTCTGGCCGAGCTCCGCGAGTCTCGCGATGCACCCGTCCCCGAGTCCGTCCGCGTCATCCCGTCCAAGAACGTCTCCCGCCAGACGGCCCGACTCCTGAACGGCGCCTGGGCGAACTTGACCCGGGAGTGCGCCGAGATCGCGCACGATGCGGCGCAAGATGAAGGGATCGATGAATCGGTCTACAAGCTCGTATGGGTGCCGGGGCAGCCGGCGCACTGGGCGGCCAAGTGAACCAGCGGATGAGTCTCGACTGCGCGTCGCATGGCGGAACAGAGGATTGGCTCGCGATCTGCGTCCATGTGCGCGATGGCGTGCGCCCGTTCTACTTCGAGATGCCGAGTCCCGAACGACCCGGACAAGCGATGTGTGCCGAGTGCTACCGCGCGCCCGTCACTCGGCCATCCCCGGTTCCCGTCTGTGCGGGGTGCTACCGCACAACGATCGCCGCCCAATTCCCGCCTCTTTGAATGTCCCGCCGTCCCCGGACCGGTCTACCTGTATCTCTCGACAAGGCCATCATCCAGCACGCCTTGGTGAGTGCCTCGTACGCGGTACGACATGGGATGAAGCGCGTCATGGGAACTCCATTAGGTTCAGTGTTCGCCCACGGGGTCGGGATGCACAACCCAAAGAACGGCGTCGACTGTCATCCGGATCCGGAGTGTCCGACGTGCAGAAGAGAGCGTCGCCGTGGCTGACGCACCGGAGAACGCACCGCAGTGGGGATATTTAACGTGTTCCTGGTGTGGCGGAGACACGTTCGCGGACGGGACAGGGCCCTGCCATCATTGCGGGCATGCATTGAGCAGTCAGGCGCCACCGCATGAGCACGTCCACATGGAACGCCAGGACGCGGTACTGCGACGGATCGCCAAGTACCTGGGTGAAATCGCAGCGACCCTTGAAAATCGGTATTCGTCGAATGGGTGATCAGGCCCCGACGTGTCGACGGGAGCGGAGACGATGAGCACCTACAACGTCGAAGCTTTGTACGGCGAGAAGACTCTGCAATTTCCGGAAGGCGCTCCCGGTTTCCGACAAGTATTACGCGCCATAACGACTGGTCAATCTCTCTCGGATGTAGCGAGGTTTGCCGCTGGCATCGAGCGCCTGAGCATCGAGGAGCGGGGTGATTGCGTGTTCACCATTCGCGTGACAAAGACGCTGTGATCTGTCGACGGGAGCGAAGACGATGAGCAAACCCCTGCGCAGGAACAAGCCGCTGGACCAACTGACCGCCGATGAATTGGACGCAGCCGCTTCGCGCAACGAACGGCTGGTCGCCATGCACGATCTGTTGGGATTCGAGGACCGCTACGGGGAATATCGGACCATGCGGTTGGTGGCGCTTGGGCTTCGAGCGATGGGCGGCCTGCGACGAGCCAACCCCAATGCCGAATGGGCGTGGATCGTTGAGGCCACGCGGGCGGCGGTGGCGGGAGCTTCACCGTGAGCGACACCGAGACACCGGAAGATGCGGCTGCGAATCAGTTGCGCTCCGACTTCGCCTATGCGCTCTGGACCGTGATCTTGCTATTCGAGAACGAGGGCGTGCCGCGAGCGACGAGCCACGACATCATCGCGCATTTCGCTTCGGCTTCGGAAGACGCCTGGTGGACGGCGCTCGCCGCCACCGCACGCCGTCGGGAGCGACAGGCGATCGGCCGCGCCGTTTTTGATCGTTCTCGGTCCACCCCTGATGTTAGTTCGGAGCATCCGTAGTGCGCACGGCAGTCCTGGAAGTCGAAGCCACTGCGGAAGAGGCCGAGCACACGGCGCGCGCGATCGCGTTCTATCTCGTCGCCGGCCCCTCGCCCTTACCCCACCGTGTCATGGAGTATCTCCGGGACGTGCGCGATGAGGCGTTAGACATGGTCGACGATTTGCGAGCCGGGAACCGTCGGCGTGGCGACTGATCGGCTTGGGACGGACTCGCGCGGATGAGCCGCTTCATGCCTTACCACGTCATGACGGAAGCCGAGGAACGGGAGTGGCGCGCCTCGATCCCGCACTGGAAACTCGCGGGCTATCGCCTCAACTGCGGGCACCGCGTCTGGACGAATACGCAGTTTCGAGCGACCGGGGACTGCCGGTTGTATTGCGCGACGTGCCAGTCGTGGGAGTGGGCGACCTGTGAGTTCCCGGCATCGGGGACCTGGGGACATTTTCATCTGCCCGATGAAAGGGTCGAGCGCTTGATCACGGAGAGGCTGGCGGCGTGATCGCCCTCATCGTCATCGCCGGCATTGTGCTCTATGTCGTGGGCGGTTTCGTCACCTACGGATACATCCACTACTCGCAGGTCGTCTATCCCGAGCGGTGGAAGGATTCCGACACTGAGGAGATCGCGCTGTTCTTTGGATCCATTCTCTGGCCGCTCGCGTGGCTGCTGTTCATCCCGATGTTCGCGGCCGCGCGAGTCGCCGATCGCATCGCCGAACGGGGGAAGGAGACGCGCAAACTCGCTGAGGCGAACGAACGGGAGATCAAACGCGCGATGCGAGAGTTGGAATAACGAATGGGCGTCATCTACTGGATACGGAACCGAGCGACGGGCGAAGCGTTCGATCTCGACAAGCACGGGTACCATATCATGGTCGACGACGACCCGGACGAGGGCCAGCCGGGTCGAGGACTTGATCCGATCATGAGCGGGGACGACGTGGAGGCGAGCACGGCGCGTCTCCTCCGGTACGTTCGCGACCGACATCCTGGCGCTGACCGTTCCCTCGTGCCCGACTACGAGAAGTACGTCCGCCAGCAATGGCATCGGTGGCGCGCGCGGAATCCCGGCCCCTTAGAGATTCAGAACGATGCGTCGTGCGACTGGGATGACGATCCAGATGCGTTTACGGGAGGCATCATGATGGAGACGGAATACGACCATCGCGCCGGTCACGGGGACAAGTGGCGATGAGCTTCTACTCCGCCCTCCCCCTCTTAACCACCAACGCCCTCACGACCGATGAGTGGCGGGATCTCGTGAGCGCCTGGCGCGACACCCCCTACGTCCCGAACTACGCCTACCGGCTCTCCCACGTCTACCATCACGCCGGCCGGAAGGACCTGGCCCAGGAGCTCGTGCAAATCGCCTTCCGCTTGGACCACGACCGCCCGGACTCGGTCTGGCTCCGGGCCCAGGAGCGCATCCGCCTAGGGGATTTTGGAGGGTGGAGGGAATATCAGACCCGCTGGTCCGACCCGGCATTCCTGCAAGGCCACGATTACCAGCACTGGTTCGGGAACCGGGTGATGTGGGACGGGGTCGAGGACTTGTCGGGCAAGAGCTTGCTGGTGGTGCAAGAGCAAGGGATGGGCGATTGCATCCAGATGCTCCGCTATCTCGCCGTCGTGTCCCGAGTGGTGGGCAGAGTGTACGCCTTCGTGCATCCCAGCATTCGCCGCGTGGTTGAAGCGTCGTACGGCGGCGTGCTCGAACGATGGGACGCGACTCGGGTCCGAGGGCCAGAGGATCTGCCGCAGACCGATCGCCACATCGGCATCATGAGCTTGCCGGGAATCTTTGGCCCGCTCAAGGATGGAGATCGGGCGATGCCCTGGCCGCTCAAAGAGCCGGGGAAGGACCTGGGGGGAACGGGACTCGTCTGGCGGGGGAACCCGAAGAACGCGAACGATGCCAACCGGTCGATGCCCCGAGAGGCATACGAACTGCTCGTTGGGTCGCTGCAAGGCGTCGCGTACTGGCCGCTCTACTCGTTCCAGTTTGGCGAGGGGGCCGATTGGTGGTACCGCACCCGACCCGACAACCCCAAGCTCCGCGATGTCCTCTGCCATCCGCTCCCGCCGAGCACAGGCGACTGGTTCGACACGGCCAAGTCCCTCCGACGGATCGACCGCCTGGTGACGATCGACTCCGCGGTGATGCACTTGGCGGGCTCGCTCGGGGTCGAGACGTGGTGCCTTTTGTGTTACCCGGACGACTTCAGGTTTCCGATCGCTGGTGATTACGATCAGTGGTACGATTCGGTCCGGCTCATCCGACAGGAGAAACCGGGGGACTGGGACTCGTGCATTCGGCAATTACTGGCGAGATTGAAGGGAGAGGCCGCAGGGGTTAGTGTCTAGCGGCAGCACGGCGGGTTGTGGCTCCGTCAGGATGGGTTCGAGTCCCATACCCCTGACTTGAAATCGGGAGCGCGATGGCTCGACCACCGTACGACCACCAACCGGAACTGTGGGCCTGTGACCGCTGCGGAGCAGTCTACATGGATCTCTCTCGCGTCCGGGCGGTGAGCGATGGCAACGATCCCGAGACGGGAGAGGTCATCCACGTCTGTTCGGCGCCGAGCAGCTTAGAGTTCTCGACTGCGTGCGAGGGCACGGTGAGGCTCCGGGCACGGCTGACGAGTTGGATTCGCGAACGACGCGAGACAATGGGACTGCCATGATGAGACGACGCGACTTTCTTCTGATCGGCGCGGGGTCGGCCTGTTGGCTGTTGCTCTCGCGCCTGCCGTTCAGCACGAGCGCCACGAAGCGGGTCGGTGCCTGGGTCGAGTGCCAGAGTCTCATTACAGCGTTGGGCGGACGCGGGCGGGTGCAGTACTTCTACGACCCCCGCGTGGGCGTGATGGTCGACGAGGATGGCTTGGGGCCTGCGCCTGGTGGCGGGTACGGGTGCGCGCGCTTCGGGCCTCCCGTGCTGTCGGTGAAAGAGGCTCAGGCATTGTGGAAATGGGCCTTGCACGCGAAGGCGGAGATCGCGTGAGCGAGAACGTCATCCGGCGTCTACACGAGGCCCGCGATGCCGGTTAGAGACGTGGGGCACATCGGTGACATGAGCGTGCATCTGCACACCGATGTGCAAAGCCAGTTCGCCCCGATGGTGAAACTCATCAAGACTGAGCTGGATCGAGACCCTGGCATGCGACTCACCCTGGACGAGTCCGTGGAACTCGCCCGCCTCTTGATCAAAACGGCGGCCGCCAACGGGTGGGGATCGGATGATCCGGATCGTCTGCGGATCATTGCGTGGGCACAGGTCAAACATGGCTGAACCAATCCACGACCGTCAGTGCGACATGGTCTTTGACGCCGTGATGGGTGTCGGGACCGATGGCCGACGCTTCGGGACCAACTTCCGCTGCACCCGTGCCGGAACGAATACGGTAGAGCGCCGATGCATAGACGCCTCTTGTCAGAAGTATCACGTCTTCCATTTCTGCGATCACTGCTACGAGATGGTGAAAGACTGATGCGATCCTCCCCGTACCTCGACGAGATCCTCGGCCGGCATCCCGACCAGGCGACACTCGTCTGTGCGAAGTGCGGCGCGCGACAGTTCTTCACCCATCACGAGCCGTCAAGGCCGGCTCTCACGCTCTGGCGCTGGACGCTGATCGCCGCGACGCCGGAGCATCTCCGGTATGCGTGCTGCAACTGCGGGTATGCGTTCACGGCTCCCGTCGGCACGTACAAAGCGAAGCGGGGCGATGGCTGACTCCTCTCGGATCACCGTCGACACCGTTTACGGCCAGATGGTCGTCAACCCAAACGACCATCCTCGAGGCAAGTCCTTAGCGGAGACCGGCCAAGCCTACGACCACGAGGACATCGCATTACTCGTCGACTTGGTGAAGAAGCGGGGACCGGAAAGCGTCGTCATCGACGTCGGGGCCAACTGCGGATCGTATGCGCTGGCGATGGCGCGGCACGCGGCCCAGGTCATTGCCATCGAACCGCAGCGAGAGCTGGTCCAGCAGTTGCGAGACACGATCGAATTGAACCCGTTCGGCCACCGGATCTTCGCCATGCACGCCGCGGCGGGGCGGGGAGGAGACCGGTTCTGGGAAGTTCCGGCCCTCGACTACACCGCACGGCATGAGACCGACATCGTGCGCTTGGCCGCGGCGACCGATGAGACCCCGCGAGCGCGCCTGGTGCCAGAGACCACGGTCGATCACGTCGTGGGCATCTTGCAACTCGCGCGGGTCGACATCCTCAAGATCGACGCTGAAGGGATGGACTTAGACGTCTTGGCTGGAGCGCGGGAAACCATCCTCCGCTTCAAACCCATCCTGTTCGTCGAGTGGCGGCACACCGACCGCTTCGCCATGCAGCGGGTGCTGTTCGAGGACTTCGGGTATCCCTCAGCCCAAGTCATCGGGGGGAACGACTTCCTCTGCGACCCGGATGTGGTGACGCCGGATCCGTTGCACTCGTACGTGCCTGGGGATCTGCCGACGCTCCTCATGCCGGAAGCGCTCGCCACGATGGAAGACTTGGCGCGGTCCGCACCACAGGGATGCTTCGTCGAGGTCGGGGTCTACCAAGGCGGGAGCGCGCAACGGCTCTACCGGATCGCGGAGGCGCAAGAGAGAACCCTGTGGCTCTTCGACAGTTTCGTAGGGCACGTCGAAGCGTCGGCCGTGGACTGGCACCCGGTCGGGGCGTTCAATGCTGGCGGGGGGCCTGCCGCACGCGTCGTGCAAGAGACGCTCCCCAACGCGTACATCGTCATGGGGCGGTTCCCGGATGTACTGGCGGTGAAACCGGTGGCGTTCGAGTGTCTCCGCGACATTGCATTCGCCCACTTGGATGTCGACCAGTACGAATCCACGAGACGAGCTATTCGCGTGCTCTGGAGCCGATTGATCTCCGGCGGCATCATCTTGATCGACGACTACGATCTGGACGGGTGCAAGCTGGCCGTGACAACCACATGCTACGAGATGGGCATAGGCATTGAGATGACAAAAGAGGGGAAGGCCGTCTTGAGGAAGCCGTGACCGTCAAAGAACTCATCGCCCATCTCCAGAAACTGCCCTCCGCGGCCCGCGTGGTGACGCCGTTCGAGGGCACGCTCGAATATGTCGACATCGAGCTGCCGCATATCAAGCGGTTGGGACAGTGCGGCACCGCCGAGATGCGGTACTACGGACTGGCACATCCCTACTATCGCCCCGGACCGAACGAGGTCGACATGGTGGTCATCGACTGATGGCCGTCGCCCCGCTCGTCACCCGCCACCCCTTGCTCACCGTCCATCTCTACTACGATGCCATCTCCGCACGAGCCCACGGGGATGAGGTATCCGCCTGGGCCATGGAAGACGAGGCATTCACGAAAGAGCATCTCACCGACGTCGACTTCGTCTACCGGGGATGGGCCCGGCTCCGGCATGGGGACTGGCGCGGCTGGCTCGATGGAGAGCACCGGTGGGGCAACCCCCTGCATCGCATGAAGAATGCGCGGCCGTTCATGCGGACGCATGAGCCTTGGCATCGCTTCGCGACGGACGGCCACGGGGAATGGGTCGAACGCGAAGGATGGGAGACGGAGCTCCGGGAGTTGACGATCCTGGTCGGGATGGAAGCGGGAGCGGGAGACATGATCATGCTCTTGCGGTTCCTGTCCTGGGTCGCGTCTCGAGCTAAGCGGGTGTACTGGCTCGTGCCCCGCGACCTGAAACGACTGGCTGATTGGTTCATCGGGGACATCGTCGGCGTCGTCACGGAGGAGCCGCTGCCTTCGTTCGACCGGTGGATCATGATGGAGTCGCTCCCCGCGATTGTCGGCGCAATGGTGCCCTGGCATGAAGGCTACCGGGGATGCGTCAAGGCTCGGATGATCGATGGAGGTCGAGGTCGCATGCCGGAACTCCCGCCGTCGGGGCGCGCCACGGGGCTCTGCTGGTCGGGGAACCCCGCGTTCGACAATAACGCCAGACGGTCGATGGACCACGAGTCCTCCATCCGCTTCCTCTTAGCGATAAATGAAACCATCCGCGATCCCGCCCATGAAGCGCTCGTCTCCTACCAACGCGGTGACGCGGCAGATGTCTGGCCATCCGTCGCCCGCGATTGGGAACGGACGACGGGGGACTGGCACTCGACCTACCAGTCCCTGGCCACTGAGTGCGCACGGGTCATCACGGTCGACACGGGGCTCGCTCATCTCGCCGGCGCGATGGGGATGCCGACCTACTGCTTGGTCGCGTATGATCACGACTTCCGATGGCAGCACGTGGTCGATGGCTGCTCGGCCTGGTATCCGTCTCTTCGCGTGATCAAACAGCAACGGCCCGGTGACTGGTCGTATCCGATTGCGGAAGTGGTGCGGCAACTGAAGACGGAGGGGAGATGATCCGTCTTCGAGTGATCGCCAATGTGCAGTCCATGAATCCTGGCGCAGGCGGCACGAAAGAGGTCGACTTCGGTGTCATCGTCGCCCCGTCAGAACTTGCGGACCACGAGCAGTCCTTGCGCAACTGGGGTGCGAACTACCTCCGCTGGTGCACGGACCACAACAAGAACGGCATCATGTCAGTGTACGATCGAGAATTCGCGATCGTCTGGCTCAATCGAGTGGAGCGAGAGATGTGATGGCGTTCGTCCCCGAAGTCTTCCGCCCCGATGGCTACATCGCCAAAGAGTCGTTGCGGGATGGCGTCTACTACTTCGGCCGCTGCCGGAACTCACAGGTCGCTCGCTGGGATGCCACGCGACAAGTCTTTCGCTACTGGCGAGAGAAGTTTACCCATCGCTACGTTGAAGCCTTACGGTGTCGGGAAGACGAAGGCCCGACGATCGATGTCTTCGACGCTCGATGCGCGCTCAGCGAGTTGGAGCGTGAAGATGTGCCCGACGAGGGACCGCCCATAGACCGCGCTCGACTCCTCCACCAATTCGGTAGCCGCGTGCTGCAACGGAGAGAAGTGCTCAATCTCTCGCAGCAGGAACTGGCGAAGCGAGCCGGCATGAGCAACGCGGCGTTGTGCAAGATCGAGCGCGGCTACGGATTGCCGTCGTTGGAAGTGGCGGTGCGCCTGGCGGAGGCGCTGTCGACTAGAGTGGATGCGTTGGTGGGGCCGACGACGGATCCGGTGCTCTGATGCGATTGCGTCCGAACGCGTGGCGCACACTTCTGGGCCGCATCGTCGCCGATCCCAGTGACCAAGCCAACCTCGACTGGGGCTCTCCCCGCAAAGGGCATCCCGAAGCGACGATCCGCGCCCACATCCACGAATTGGGGTCGAATCTGAACGCGCTCTCGCCCGAACTCTCAGACGATGAGTATTGGAAGCTCGCCATCCTGATCCACGTGCACGACATCTTCAAGCCTGACTCGCACGCCATGCGCACCGGATCGTACGCGCCGCCGATTCTGGATCCGGATTCGCACGCCTCGATCGCCCGCGCCTTCTTGGCCGAGTTCACCGACGATGTTTCGATGCTGGCCACGGTTCAGTACCACGACGAGCCCTTTGCGCTCTATCGCCAGTGGCAACGAAAAGGCCGATATAACCCAGTGCGATTCGAGTCCTTACTCACCGCTATTCCCGATTGGGACCTCTTCGTCGCCTTCCTCATCATCGACGGGACGACAGCGGGGAAGTCTCTGGCGGCGCAGGACGAGGGATTGTCATCGGTGACTGAGCCGCGCGAGTGGTTCCTGCACGCGATCCAAGGTCGGGTCACGACCCGGTGGACGGGGGAGACGGTGCGGATGGTGGAGGCGGCACGGGCCTCCTCGGGCCTCCTCGACTGACGCCTTGACTTTCCCTGTCGACCCCGCCAGCATCCCCCATTAGTGATGTGCCGGGTGGCGCACGATGCGGATACTTCTCTTGTAAAGAAAACGCCGTGTCGGCTTGTTCCCCAGGTGCTCTGATAAACTGAACCGCCAGTGGCGTAGGTCGCAGATACTTCATTGGTTCGAATCCAATATTGACCGCCGCACCACACGCCCTCTGTACGAGGGGAAGGTCGATTAGCTGAGCGGATACAGCAATCTGCTGCCGCTTGTTCCCTGGCATCTACTTTTTTGTTCGGTCTGCACGCATTCAGGAAAACCGGTGGCGTAGGATTCGGATACTTCTTTGGTTGAGACAGGCTCTAAACCTGTCGGCGGTTCAAGCCCGCTAAGCCCGAGTCCGCTCATTCCCCGGTGCTCGCGTTCGAGAGGGGATCGATGGCGTAGGTGATGGTTACTTCGATTCTGGATCGAGAGGTCGTGGGTTCGAGTCCCACCTGGCTGGGTAACACCAGTCGGTAGCTCAGTTGGTAGAGCGCTAAAATCTCCATTGCCGCTTGTACCTCGGTCTCTTCTCTTCGCGCACAGCACCGGGCCAATCTCGAAAGGAGATCAACATGGCCCGCACGAACACTCCGATCGCTCACACCGCCCAGACGCACGAGGGCGGCGCCGCCTGGCCGCACGCGACCGCCGAGCAACAACTCCGGCGCTCCGTCCTCTCGTGCCTCCTCTGGGAGGACGAGTTCTACGAGGACGGCGAGTCCATCGCCAAGCGGATCGCCGATGCGGCGAATGCGGTCCCCGTCGAGATGCTGGCATCGCTCGCCGTCGAGGCGCGCTCCTCGTTCAACCTGCGCCACGTCCCGATGCTCTTGCTCTCGATCTTGGCCAAGCGCGGGAGCGGGAACCGGATCGTGCGGGATACGATCGCCGCCACCGTGCAGCGCGCCGACGAGCTGGCGGAGTTCCTCGCGGTCTACGCCAAGACGAATGGCGTCACGCCCGACAAGATCAAGAAGACGCTCTCGGCTCAGGTCAAGAAAGGGCTCGCGCGGGCGTTCGCCAAGTTCGATGCCTACGCCTTGGCCAAGTACGATCGCGAAGGCGCCATCAAACTGCGCGACGTGCTGTTCATGGTGCACGCAAAGCCTAAGGACGAGGAGCAGAATGCGCTCTGGGCCAAGCTGATCGATGGCACGATCGAGAGTCCCGACACGTGGGAGGTCTCGCTCTCGGGTGGCAAGGACAAGCGCGAGACATTCGAGCGGTTGCTGCGCGAAGAGAAGCTCGGCTATCTGGCGCTCCTCCGGAACCTGCGGAACATGCTGGAGGCCAAGGTCGATCGGGACCTCATCGTGTCGGCGCTTGCCGCCCGCAAGGGCGCGCGCCGCGTGTTGCCGTTCCGTTATGTCGCGGCCGCGCGCGCGGTGCCGTCCTTGGAACCCGCGATCGACGCTGCGCTCGTCGCGTCAATCGCCGAGATGCCGGCGTGGCCGGGCGAGACCGTCGTGTTGGTCGACGTGTCGGGCTCAATGGAGGCCAAGCTGTCGGGCAAGTCGGATCTCTCGCGCATGGATGCGGCCGCTGCGTTGGCGAGTATCATCCCGGGGCGCGTGCAGATGTTCAGCTTCTCCGACTGGTTGGTCGAGGTCCCGCCCCGGAAGGGTATGGCCGGAGTCGATGCGATTGTGAAGAGTCAGTCCCACTCGGGCACTGCGCTATTCGAGGCAGTCCAGCGGGCCGTGAATGCCCAAGGCCACTATGATCGGCTCATCGTCATCACGGACGAGCAGGCGAACCAGGGGTCAGGCTGGGATGTGCACGGTCGTCTGCAAACAGGAGTGAGTCGGCTGCCGGCGCCGAAGGGGCGAGGCTATATGATCAACGTTGCGAGTTTTCAGAACGGCGTCGGCTACGGGCCGTGGGTCCACATCGACGGATTCTCGGAGCAAGTTCTTCGGTTCATCCATGAACACGAGGCGTCAGTCTCGCCGTCCCGTGAATAGCCCGAAAGATCTCCGTTGACTCCACCGACCAAGACTCAACACGAGAGCGCGTCCCGTGAATACGCCGAAAGAACCAGAAATAAGTCACAGGACTTTCTGCATCACCACGTGCACGCAGTGGCAGCAGATGATGAGGTCTTGCGACGGGTCGACGATGATGAGCCCGCAGGCGTGACAGTCGGGGCACTCCATGTCGACGGTGATCACGGGCAACTCACGGCCAATACACTCGGGCGGAATGGACCACGGCTTGGTCAGCAACCCGCGCTTCATGCGATGCAATGGTCTCGCCCGCAGTGCTCACACATCCAGTGGGCGTCATCGGGCAGGAGTTCTATGTCGTCGAGCTTCTCGGCGCTCTGGACTCGCGAGCAGCCGCCACAGGTCCGTTGACAGTGCCGGATGGACTCGCGGGTCTCGTGCAAGAGGGAGCGGCGCTCCTCGGGCGTCATGATGGCCATCAGGATTCGTCCTCGTCCAAGGCGCGCTGCAAGAGGCGCATCAACGCCCGGACGCCAGCGGCATCGAACTGGATGAACGTCGCGCCGTCGCTGGTCAGTTGGACGCACGGACCGCGTCGCTCGCCGCCCGAGAACGTCCCGACCTGAAGGTCCGGCAATCGCCCTGGTCCCATGTTCGGGAGACGCAAGCCCTGCACGACGCCAATGGCTTTGCTCATTGCGGTTCGCCTCGCTGCGGAGGTACGTCGACCCATTCCCGCATTTTGATCGCCTGGCCGTAGATCGACTGCCCACACTGCCAGCAGATATCGACGGGCCACTCTGACCGCGTCCGTGGGTGGGTGTCACTCCACACACGGGGACAGAGATGATCGGGGTTTTCCCGGTCCCAGCAGTCGGCACACCATGACACGGCCGTCCAGGGCATCAGTTCTCGCGGTCGAGCACGCCCGGCGGAGCCTCTTGTCGAGCGATGAGCTTCTCCCGCCACTCCGCGAGGAGCTGGATCAGATGCTCGCGCCGGCAATTCGAGACGTGCGTGAAGAAGCCGGTATCCGCCTCACCGATCGACGTGATGCAGAGGGCGAACGCATACCCAGTCGGGATGTCTGACAGGATCACGTCGGCGAGGGCGCGGGCGAACGCCTCAGCGTCCCGGAGCGGAGCATGGACAGGTTTGGTCGGTGTCATGGCGGAGATACTACACGTCCGTCTCTGGTGTCACCAGATGCGTTCCCCAGATGCACTACGCCCGCCAGCCGGTTTGAAAACCAAAGGTCCGCGCTTCAGGAGTCCCGGACCGGCTGACGGGCGAGAGCATGGAGTAAGCATCCACCGACCAAGATGGAGCGAGAACGCACAATCTATCCACAGAACCCCCGGCGTCAATGTGGGCAAAACCATTGCCTTTTGTCACACCCGTTTTCTGCTGTTGCATCGGCTACGGAACAGCCTAGATTGCGCGCCCCAATCCTGTGCCATAAACAGGTGTGCCATAATGCTTGTTTGGTGTTGAATTCTGGCACAGGAACGAAGTCGCGTCATCGGGATGACTTGCGAGGGAGGGGCCGGCACCATGCTTGTCGGGTACGCGCGAGTCTCCACGGCGGATCAGGACGACGAGATCCAGACCCGAGCGCTCAAGGAGGCGGGCTGCGAGCGGATCTTCACCGAGACGATTTCCGGTGCCGCGCGCGAGCTGCCCGAGCTCCAACGCACGGTCGCGTTCCTCCGGACGAACGACTTCCTCTGCGTGTGGAAGATCGACCGGCTGGGCCGAACCTTCCGCGGGATCGTGAACATCGTTGAGGAGCTGCGCGACAAAGGCGTGCACATTCGGTCGCTCACCCAGGGGATCGATACGTCGACCGAAGGGGGCCGCATCCTCTTTGCCGTGTTTGGCATGGCCGCCGAGATCGAGCGCACGAACATTCGGGAGCGGGCGATGGCCGGCCAGGCGAAGGTGCGCGCCCTGGGCATTAAAGTCGGCCGGAAGTTGCGTTTGACGCCCGAACAGGAGCGCCAAGTCGCCGCCCTCCATGCCGCCGACATCCCGCCGAAAGAGATCTGCGGACAGTTCAACATCGGTCGGCGCACGATGTGGCGGACGATCGTGCGGGTGGCGGATCGGGATCGTGAAGCCCGACGGCGCGCGGTGCCCGAGCATCGCCAAGAGGAGAGGGCCCAAGCATGACCCACCGCGTGGGGAACGACATCCGGAAGATCATCAAGCTCCAGGCGGAAAAAGGCCGCGTCACGATCGTCGACGTCTTGCACGATGACTGGTGCGCCCACTTCACGGGCGACCTCTGCGATTGCGATCCCGAGATCATGGCGACACCGCTCGCGCGAGATGATGAGCACGGCCATGGCTGACGCGCCCAAGCCGGCGCCCGAGGGCGGCCCGCTCAATCGCGATCACACCCGCGAGTACGACTGGTCGTCGTTCGATGGCGATGAGATGAGCGCCTTGGGCAGCTTGGC